CAAAGGATTTATCAGGAGCAATTTAGTTAGGTAGCTTAAGTGGCCAGAGCAATACACTGATAAAGTAAAGATACCCGTTCAAATCGGGTCCTGACTACACGTTCCGTAACAGACAACGGATAGTTCAGCTCTGAACGATGAGAAATGGTGTGATGACCATATGGGATTGCTAATAGGACAAAGTTCTATTCAGATTAACTATCTGCACCAAAAGAGCTTACTAGTTGTGATTAGCTCAGTAGTTTATTCCTAACCTAAGGTAATGCTTGGGGACAGCCACAACACCTGTAAGTTGGATAAAGTAGGGTGTTACATAGTCAGGTGGCGGAATTGGTAACGCACATTCAACGAGAGTTATGCAGACTCGCCTGTAAAATCAGTAAGTTGTATGGTGGTATAAATGCCCGTTCGAATCGGGTCCTGACTACCAAAAATAGAAATGATGAAAGCAATACTTGAATTTGACCTGGCTGAGCCTGCTGATGTTGAAGCCCACCTGCGCTGTGTACAGTCCTTGGAGCTGGTGCTCTTTGTACTTAAAATAGAAGAGGAACTTAGGGCTAAACTAAAACACGGCGAGCTCAGTGAATGCGAATGGAAAACCCTTGACCGCTTCAGGGAGTTCTTTTACTTAGAGCTTAATGCACGTGGCCTTAACATTGACAGCTTGGTTAGCTAGAGCCCGATTAGGCTATATTAACCTAGATAAATAACCTTACAAAAAAAAATTAAACTAATGAAAACAATAATTAAAGGATTTGGACAATTCATAAACGAAAACCACATGGACGATATGAATGATATGAATGATATGGGTCGTGAAGCAGTTGCAACTGCCTATTCAGGTAACAGTAACGAAGAAATGCTTAGACTTACATTTAGTAATAAGCCAGGTAAAGAAATACTAATCAGCCTTGACTCATTAGCTAATGTATTAGATGCAGCAGTACTTGACTCTAATTCAGATGAAGATCAAGAGGCAATCAATCAGGCACTATGGACTAGAGCACAAGAAATTGCAAAACGTGCAGGCTGTTCTGTATTAATTGACAATGAATCTGACGAAGAAATTGACCTAACCGGTAGAGCTTCTAATCCAGGCTATTCTGATTTAAGGTAATTACCAACACATAACTCTAATAGGACCCTTAGCAATATCGGTCCTTTTTTAGGGTATACTAACCTGAATAAATAACCGTATGAAAGCACTAGTTAAAGGGTTTAGGCAGTTTATAAACGAGGAGCTTGACTCATTAGAGTCAGACCGTATTGAAATTGACCTAATCGCAGAATTGCCTGACCTATTTAGTCGAGCTGCACGAATTGGCAATGAAACTTCAGATGATGAGTATACTCATGATATTACAACTACCCTAACCGCAATTAAATACAATACACCTGATGATATTGACCAGCTCAGAGAGTTGGGCCTGGCTCAAGGTGCATGGGAAACTGATCCAGACTGGATAGAGGCACTGGATGTACTAAATTACATAACTGATAAATTCATAGACGCTTCATTCTATACTGAGCCGGTCAAGATTAAAATTGTTTTTAAAGATCAAGAAAACGAATATGGCGGCTATAGTGCACACGGTGGAGGTATGGACCGTACGGCATTTTGTGGAGCTAAAGAATTTAGCAAAGCTGGGGTGCTTGATACGTTTACCAGTTTATTACGCTATACTGATATATTTGAATATTAATACCAAAATAAAAACAGAGAATGACAAAGTATATTAAACTATTTGAAAATTTTATACCCGAAGCACGCGAATCTGATTTAGAAGGTTTGGCTGATCTGGGACTTGGGCCAGCTCAGTTTGAATGGGAGGTAGAATACGATGAGGACATGCAAAATATTGAAAAGTCTGATAGGCAAGAAATTTATGATTATGAATCCCCAACCGGTGCTCACATTACTAGGGTTAAAGGTGTAATTGAAGCATTTCAAACCCAATTAGACATTTACTTTAGCAATGAAGATAAAATTCAAATGCATGTTAAATTCTCACAACACCCTGGAGACAAGGGTCGAGCCGCTTTTCAAGTTAAGCATAATAGTAAATGGCACTCAGTATTTAACCCAATAGTTAGTTATGATAAAGCTGAAGAATGGTTACAGAAATGTGAAGACTCAGGCTCAAGCGTTCAGCCAATATTCTATTATTACGAAGAGTTTTTAAAAGCCTTATCTAATGATGAAGATTACCAAATTTATTGGACAATGGAAAATCAAGGTTTAAATATTACAACCAATGAAATGATGAAGCCTGACTATACTCGACTACAGTTATTCATTAGAGCTTTACGTGATTTACCAATTGACTCAAATATAATACTTAAAATACGCCAACTAATTAATAATCTGATAATTGATCCTTATCATAATAGGATTTCTATCTTAACTGAAGTAGACCGTGGCTTTTCGGATATTCCAGGTATTAGTGAATTGGTTGCAAAATTTAGCAGACCACTTACTGAAGCTCGTGAGATTGAGCCACATGAAGAAGCCGAGTTAGCCAATATGAAAGACACAGTTAATGACATCAATGGCTTAATTGAATTGGGGTTAATTGATGATTCAGGTTATCGAAAAGAGATGGTTGCTATCAGTAAAGCCTTTAATAAATTTGTTAAGGGTTTAAACTTAGATCTTAAAGATCAAGCTGATCTTGACTTGTTAAAATCGCTTGGCGAAAAAGCAGGCCAAGATTCATTAATGGGATTAAGTTTAGCTGGTGGAAAAGCACTCGCCACAAAAGGTTTACATCTGGTTTCAAGTCCAACTCAATTGGCTAATGGCTCATTGATATTTTCAGTTGATCCAAATTACAGACGTAGCGATGGCTGGGGTATTGGATTTTTTCCTGGCCCAAAGGTTATTCGGCGTATGACCCCAACACAAATTAATCTTGGGGTTTGGTCAAGAACTTTAGGCTCAATGGATATTGCAATAAAACATTTTAGAGACACCACTAGTAATCTGGATTTTTATAATAAAGCCATGTTATGGGCAGCTGACAATATTGATTTTGACCATGCGGTAATGTATCCTGAAAAGCATGTGTGGAAATATTATAAAAAGAAAAAAGAAACCCGGGATAAACGAACTGAATCAGATGACTTACGTGTACAAGCAGACGCAATTATGTCAGAAGTTAAGTTTAGCCCGTGGCAATCACCAATCGGCCGGCTTGCTGCACTTGAAAAATATATTGAAGCTTGGAAATTAAGACTTAAAGCTGCTCAGCTTGATAATAACGAAAAAGCCATAATTGATGCAAAGGACCAAATTGCACATATGGAACTTGATATTGCTAACTCAAAGAACCGCAATTAATTTTATATGTAAGGCTGGAAATTCCAGCCTTTTTTTATGTGATGATAGTACATTAATTTAAAAACAAATGGAAGCACAAACCAAACCCACTAAAACTCAAATTGCAATTGATCAAGCCAGATTAATAATGGAAAGCTTTGATGCAGGTGGAGCGCTAACCGTTGGTTATGACCAGTCTACTTATACCTTAACCTCTAATCAAATGTCAACCATTGCTGGAGCTCTGTATTTGGCAGATTGCGAAATTCAAGACATATTAGACAGACTATCAGTATTAGAGGATTAATAAACAGATATGATTGCTGAAAACCGAAAGGCCAAATACGAATATGAATTTATTGAGAGGTGGACCGCGGGTATTTCGCTAGTCGGGTCAGAGGTCAAGTCAGTTAAAGCCGGGCACCTTGATTTTACTGGGTCTTGGTGCGAATTACGAAATGGAGAATGCTGGATTAGGGAACTGTATATTAAAGAATCAGCTACTGCTTTTAGCCACCAGGATAAACGAGAGAGGCGCTTACTCTTAACTAAAAAGGAACTAAAGAAGCTGGATAAGCTGATGGACAAGGGCCTCACGATCGTTCCAGTATCAATTCAGGTTAATCCAAAAGGTTTAATTAAGGTATCGATTGCCTTAGCCAAAGGTAAAAAACTTTGGGACAAGCGCCAAGTTATAAAAAATAGAGATGCTGACCGAGCTTTATTAGTTTCAGGTTAAATAAATAAACCTTGAAATAATAACAATTATGAAATATATTAAACTATTTGAATCATTTATTGCAGAAGTTGCAGGTTATAAACTGGTTCCTGGCTCGTCAAAAGTTAAAGGTTGGGTTGATCAGGGTGGTGGTAGTTGGATGGTTAATTGCACATTAGGTAGAATTTATGTTGCAACAGTTGACACCCCAAATACTAGTAATGTTTCAGTATTTCTACCAGCAAATGATCCTGCAATTATAACACAACTTAAAACAGCAGTGAAGGACCTTATTGTAACTGAACCGCCAATTGGCAAACCAAAGAGTATTACACTTGGTGGTACTACATGGAATTATGAAAAGATGCTTACGTGTATGCTAACTGATGTAACAACAGGCGATCCAATTCTATTATCAATTGCCAATGTATTAAATAAAGTGCAAACTGCAAATCCGGATCAACCAGCAGAGGCTAATAAACCGGTTACTAACTATACTGGTCTTAAACGTTCAACTACTGTTGATCCTAAAGTTAAAGAACTACAAACTGCAATTATTAATAGTGGAAATGCTAAGGCTGCTCTAGCACTCACTAAAGTGGGAGGAGCTACTGGAATTTTTGGTATTGAAACATCATCGGCCATTGTACTTTTAATAGGTGCTCCTATTGACACAGTTATTGAAGAAATTACACCCGAGATTAATAAAAAACTTGCAGATAAACTATCAGCTGGTAAAAAATATGCAGCTGATTTCTTTGGTACAGTAGTTGATCCAACTGATCCAACCAAAAGAATTAACATTGCAGATGTAATTTCAAAGCAAAAGACGGAGGATGATGCAAAGGCTCTTGCACCGGCTGGTATTACAACAACAACTACAACTAAAAAACCATAAGTATTTAATTAAATTAGCCAAATCCTTTAATTAATTGGTATTATTTAATTTAATAAACAATGTTATGGAACCTACTTTAAATAAGCGTGAAATTTTTGCAGTTGCTGCAATGCAAGGAATGCTAATGGACCACACCTATTCAGTTGAAATTATTCCTGAATTAGCAGTAAAAATTGCAGATAACCTAATTAATCAATTAGATCAAGCCAAGTCAGATACTGATCTTGAATCATTAACCAACACATCTCACAATGATGAATAGCCAAATAGTACATGGAATTCTAGAATATTTAATAATTGGAATTGGTTGGGCAATCTTAGTTGAATACTTAGATTCTCGACAGTCCTCTTCAAAACTAAAAAAGAGTATTACAACTCGGCTTATACTTGTATTGCTTTGGCCAGCTACTGTATTTATAGCAATAGTTAATGTATTAAGTAATCTAATAAAAAAGTAATATGTCAAAATCAATATTAGTACACGATAGATTTAGAACTAATGAATTAAGTGTACAACCAGGCGGATCAACTGTAACTGTTGAATATGCAGATGGCTCTAATCGATCCTATAATAAAGTTAAAAATCCAAGAGCTTATATTAATTCAATAATTAAAGATGAGACTATCTCTTCAGTAAAAGTAGACGGTCAACCTTATTGGGCCAGATAAATAAACTAAAGTTTTTTAATAAATGCAATATCAAATTTTACAAGAGATTTATAAACATAAACCTGACTCAATTCATACAGTTGTTAAGTCAGAATTTTTTACAAAATATGATTCATATGACTATGTATGGTCAGGCAATTGTTTTGAATGGTACTATGCACTAGGTAAAGCACTCCAGCCCAAATCATTTTTAGAAATTGGAGTAAGATTTGGCTTTAGCTTCCTACCAACCATGCTTGGTTCCGATTCATTGGACTATGCATTAGGTTGGGACCTTGAAACCTATGGTAATAACCAAATTGCACATACTAATATTAAAGAATATTATCCAGGTTCAGCAAACTGGGAAATTAAGCATATTGATTCTCAACTAGAGACTGAGTTACCCCAATTCTTTGACCTGATCTCAATTGACGGGTGTCATGATTATGATTGCAAAGTTCACGATCTTAAATTATGTATTGGCAAAACCAATTACGTAATATTAGATGACTATGATTATCATAAAGACGTAAGAGACTCAACTGATTTCTTTTTAAAGGAATACGCTGAGCACATTGAGTGGAATGCATATATTCCAACATTCAGAGGAAGCCAATTAATTAAATTTAAAGTGTGAGATATTTAGATTTTTTTGAAGATGTATATTATATCAATTTAGATTATCGAACAGACCGCCGTCTTTTATTTGAAGATCGGTCACAAGTAGTTGGTATAGAAGCAGTTAGATTTTCAGCAGCTCAACCGGCTGAAGAAGATTGCCCATTACTACCTGGATCAGTTGGTGAAACTCGCCGTCGTTTTAAAGTTGGGTGTACAATGTCTCATCAAGGTGTTGTACAATTAGCAAAGTCTAGAGGGTTGGCTAATGTATTAATATTTGAAGATGATTGTATATTTGAACCAGAGTTCAAGGAAGAGGCACAAAAATGTGTTGACGAACTTCGGCAAATTGATTGGGATATTCTTTATTTTGGCGGAGAGGTTAACAATTATTGTAAATCAATATCTAAAAATTTAGTTACAGTAAATAATGGTGGCGTTTATTGCTGTCATGCATATGCAGTTAACGCAAAGTTCTATGATAAGTTTTTAGCAATAAGCCCGCATCACACTGATATTATTGACATTTACTTATTAAATTATCCAGCAAACCAGCGTAACTACATCTTAAGTCGAAAACTATTAGCTTTGCAGGATCCAATTTTCTCAGATTTAAAAAATGGTCCTAGTGAATTGGCTAATGGCTATATGCTTAATAGCTGGAAAAAATTTATATCTAATGAATAAACTAAGTTTTGTTTGCACAACCTTTCGTCGATATCGTTGTGTTGAACGTATAATTGAACAATATCTACAACAGGATTATCGAAATTCAGAATTAATTATTTTTAATACTGACAAAGAAAATCCATTTAATTTGGACCCAAGTCTTGACTATTCAAATATTATTGTAGTTAACAATGAAATTGACTATGAGACTCAACTGCCTTACACTAATCGTGGAGCTATTTGCAGAGATGCAGTGACTCATGCAACTGGAGACTATTTTATGCTAGCAGATGACGATGACATTTATTTGCCATGGCATTTTAGACAAGCAGTTGAAGGAATTTTAGCAAATGGTAAAGACTCATGGAAACCTGAACAAAGCTTCTTTGCAACTTCACATAAGCTTGAAATGGTTCGCAATACACTGGAGGCATCAGTAATTGTTAAGATGAGCCGAATCAGAGAAATTGGATTTAGAACTGATGCAACTGGGTATGAAGGTTTAAGTTGGTATACTAAGCTCAGAGATGAGGGCCAATTGGACGAGCATAACCCTGAATACGTTCCATCATACTGCTTTAATTGGTCTGATCCAGCTGAACTTGCTGGGCATAAGCAGAGCGGAGATATTAATAACCCTAATAATTTTGATAATCATAAGCACAGCTCAAATGATATTTCAAATAAGCCTTTAAATCGCTGCGGCCTTGCAATTATAACCGAATGTTATTCAAAGTATTATAATTACCTACAATTAAACTCAAAAAGGTTTAATCCTATTATCTGGGATAAATATGTAAAACAATATATCAGTTAAATAGTCGACTGATAAATAACATAGATGAAACACTTAAAACCATATATATCATTTATTAATGAGGGTCGATTTTATAACGAGGAACTAAATCCAATCTTTTGGCAAGATAATACATTTAATCCAGAGGTTAGAACTAAACTATTACAAATAGCCCATGACTTTTATGCAGATTTAAAAGTTACTGTCCCAATTGAAGATATTCAATTGACTGGCTCTTTAGCAAATTATAACTGGACAGAACATTCTGATCTTGATGTCCATGTCATAATGGATTTATCTACAATTAATCCAGATCTTGAACTGGTTAAGACAGCAATGGAAGGTCTTAAAACTACCTGGAATCAAAGGCACCCAGTTACTATTCACGGATTTGATGTTGAACTCTATGCTCAAGATATTAATCAATTACACTTGGCTTCTGGCTTATATTCATTAATGAAGAATGAATGGCTTAGAGAACCTGAGTTTAACCCACCAATTATTGATCCTAAAGACGTTGATGTAAAAGCTGATTCATATATTTTTGCAATCAAGCAAATAATCAATGACTTAAAAGAGTCTAGTCCACAAGAAGCTAGAGATATTATGGAAAGAGCGTCAGTTCTAAAGAAAAAGATTTCAAAATCAAGAGATGAACAGCTTGCAAATAAAGGCGGAGAATTCTCAATTGAAAATCTAGTATTTAAAAAACTTAGAAATGAAGGTTGGATTGGTAAACTAATTGATATTAAAGCGCAAGCCTATTCCCGTATTTATTCTGAACCAACTGGTGCAATTGATTCAGAATTATCAACTGAAGTAGACGTGATTGATGAATCACTAGTTGGAAAAGGCAGTACAATATTGGTACTTGGGCCAGAGGTTGAAGGTGCTAAACGATTATTCCTATTTCATGCTGATTGGTCAAAGCAGGTAGAAAGAAACGGTTGGACTGTAAATATGGTTGGTCTTACTGCACCAGTTTATATCATTCAAGAACAAGAAGGCCGATTAGTTGCAAAGGTTATATCGATAAGTCCAGGTAATTTAAAGAAATATGTAGGCCTTACTGACTATAATGTAGTCCTAAATTCCAAAACAAAAACTCCGTTTTGGCATCAAACTGTTAACTATACAAATGCTGCTGCTTTATTAAAAGATCTATCAGCCAGCATTCGTTCAATACCGGAAGTTACCTTTAATTAAACCTATGAATTTGCAACTATACCGAACCTCTTAACGTAAACGTATTTTACCGTGGGTCCTAGCAATAGAGACCCATTTTTTGGTATATTAGATTAGACTCATTTAAAAAGACACTATGAAACAATTCGTAACTGATAAGTATGACTTGTTGTTAAGTAAAAATCCTTGCGATATATTTACTTATTATAATGTTAATGAGATGCATGGCCTAAATTTAAAAGATTGTTTAAATTATAATAATACAACTCAAGATTCTTATATTACTGGATGGTGTAATTATATTCCAAACTCAGATAGACACTTTGTATTTATTAACCTTAGTCGATGCAATAATAATATTGAAATGTTTGGTATTATAATGCACGAGCTTATGCATCTTAGCTTTGACCTACACACTGACGAAGAGGCTATTATTACTTGGGCAGAACTTGAATCATATAAAGCTTATAAATTAATAAAGAATAATAAAAACTTTTAGTACTTTTACAAATACAATAAAAATATGGCATCTAATAAAGACATAGGAAAGAAGTATCAATTGCTAGACGAGATTGAACACGTACTAAAAAGACCCGGCATGTATATTGGTTCTACTAAACCTCATACCGGAAATGAATGGATCCTAGAAGATGGAGTCTATGAAAAATATGAACTCACATATAACCCAGGTTTTCTTAAGTTGTTTGATGAGATCATTTCAAATTCAGTTGATGAGCATAAGCGATCAGGTAAAATCAATACAATTAAAGTAACTACTACCCTAGACACTATTACCATTTGGGATAATGGCGGAATCCCAGTAGTTCAACATCCTGAACATAAGGTTTGGATTCCTGAATTAATTTTTGCTAATCTTAGAGCTGGTTCAAATTTTAATGACGATGAAGGTCGTACTGTTGCAGGTACAAATGGAGTAGGTGCATCGCTGGTTAATATATTCTCAAAGAAGTTTGTTATTGATACAGCGGATGGTAAGAATCGTTTGCTACAAACATTTACCAATAACATGGCAAACCGAACCCCTGCCAAAATTAGTCGCAGCAGCCAAGGTTTTACTGAGATTACGTATGTTCCAGATCTGGCCAGATTTGAAATGAAAGAGATTAATGCAAGCAATTGGAAGATGATGCGTAAACGTGTTATTGATATTGCTGCCGCAAATCCAGGTCTTAAATTAGAATTCAATGGGGAAAAGTTTAAGTTTAAAACATTTAAAGAATACGTTGATCTTTATGTAAAGGATTCAATTTGGGAAAAGTCAAAAGACTGGGAATTTGCAATGGGAGTTTCAAAAGAAGGTTTTCAATCTATTTCATTTGTTAATTCAATTCAAACCAAAGACGGCGGAACTCATGAAGCTTATATCTTAAATCAAGTCATTGAGTACTTACGTATCATGATTAAGAAAAAACATAAGGTTGAAGTTAAACCTTCTGAAATAAAAAACCATCTATTTCTTTTTATAAATTGTACAGTCTTAAATCCAGCGTTCTCTTCCCAAACTAAAGAGAAGTTAATTACTGAACCTAAAGATTTTGGTACAAAACATGATGTAACTGAAAAATTTGCAAAAGCGGTATTTACGTCAGAAGTAATTCAGTCTCTACTAGATTGGATTGAACAAAAGAAAAATGCAGATGAGAGAGCTGAACTTCGTAAATTAAATAAGTCTCTTGCAAATACTAAAGTCCTAAAGCTAATTGATGCAAAAGGTAAGGACCGTAACAAATGTGTTCTTGGAATATTTGAAGGTATGTCTGCTCTATCAGCAGTTCGTAAATTTAGAGATCCTCAAAGCTTTGGAGCATTTCCATTAAAGGGTAAGTTCCTAAATGTAAGTGAGATGACAAACTCTGGAGTTATACAGAATGACGAGGTTGTTCAGTTGATGGCTTCATTAGGAATTAAGTTAGGCGAAGAACCCAAGGATCTTAGATACGGCAAGGTCTACATCTACACTGATGCAGACCCAGACGGAGACTCAATTGCTGCTCTCCTAATAAACTTCTTTAATAAGTATTGGCCAGAACTATTTGATCAAGGTCGAATATTTAAAGTAATGACTCCACTTGTTGTTGCAAAGAAAGGTAAAGAAGTAAAGCCATTCTATTCAAATGAAGAATATTCTGCATGGGAAAAGAAAGCCGGCTCAAAGGGTTGGGATGTTGAATATAAGAAAGGACTTGCTGCTCTTGAAGATGTTGAGTACCGAGATATTATACACAGCCCAGTTCTGGTTAAACTTCAAAATGATAAGTTATATAAAGACAGTCTTAGTGATTGGTTTGGTTCTGACTCTGAACCTCGTAAAGAAAAACTTCTTAAGCTTTCAATATAATGACAGATAACAAAACCTTAATCCTTGCAGAGTTTGAACAGCTTAAAGGCCAATTCGTAATCAATGCCAGCTGGGAAATTGAAAGACTTGTAGCAGTTGGTGAAGACGATATGGACTACTACTGGATAACCTATAATGGCCGAAAACTAAAATGGAATACTTGTGTCGGGCGCATCATGCCGCTTAAAGGCCATTTACAAAATAAAGATTATTCAGAATTAATTAGAATAGCTAAGCTAAATCATTACGATCAGGTCACTCTTTGGGGTAATAAAGAACCTGAGAAATTTCAGACAGCCTGTGACGAACACATTAAAGAAGTTTTAACTTTACCAGAAGACCACCGTTTTTTAACTGAGGTCTATATGGAACTAAATTAGTATATTAATAAAGCATGAATCAACTACAAAATAAAACAGTTACTGAGTATCTTGACCAGGACTATGCAATGTACGGCATGTACACGTTAGAGAGTAGAGCAATTCCATCTGTGATTGATGGTTTTAAACCTACTGCTCGTAAAATTATCTACATTGCAGATAAAGTTTGGAAATCAGGTAATGAGAAACCCTTAAAGATATTTCAATTAGGCGGACGTATTGCAGCTGATGCACATTACCACCATGGCGATGGATCCTTAAATGGTGCAATTATTGGAATGGCTCAATCATTTAAGAACTCGTTACCTCTACTTGAAGAACTTGGTCAATTTGGTTCGCTTCGATCTCCTGAAGCTGGAGCTGCTCGTTATATTTCAACCAAATTAACTTCAAACTTTAGATTATTATATAAAGACTTTGAACTATTAGAAAATCAGGTTGAAGAAGGCAATACAATTGAACCTAAATATTTCTTACCAGTTATTCCAACTGTCCTATTAAATGGAAGTTCAGGTATTGCTGTAGGTTTTGCAACCAATATTCTTAATCGTAATCCACTTGACCTAGTTGATGCTTGTGTTAAAGTGCTTGATGGTAAAAAGGTTGGCAAATTACTTCCATGGTGGAAAGAATATTCTGGCCCAGTTGAGTCGGTTGCTGGTACCAATCAATATGTAATGCGTGGAGTATACGAGATTCAAAATACAACTACGGTTAACATTACAGAGTTACCGCCATCAATGACCTTTCAAAAATACGAAGTATATCTTAACTCTTTAGTAGATAGAGGAATTGTTTATTCGTATGAAGACAATTCAACTAACGGCATTAATTATACAATTAAATTTGCACGAGCAACCCTAGCTGATCTTATTGCAAAGGGCAAGCTTGATCAAACCCTTAAAATGGTTGAGACTGAAACTGAGAACTTAACGTGTTTAAATGAACGAGGTAAATTAATAATCTTTGAAGAGGTTTCTCAAGTTGTAGAATACTTTGTAACTTTCAGATTAAGTTTCTATTCAAAGCGAAAAGCTTTCCTAATTAATAAGTACACTGACGAACTTAAATATCTTTCAAACCGAGCACGCTTTGTAAAACTTATAGTGGATGAAAAATTAAAGGTTAATAATGTTCCACGAAAAGAAATAGTAGAATACCTGCAAGCAAATGGATTTGACGAAGTGAATGGGTCTTACAGTTACTTACTAAACATGCCAATTCATTCCTTAACCAAAGAAACCTATGAGCAATTATTAAAAGAGGTTGCGGATAAGAAAATTGAATTGGCTGAAATTAAAAAATTAGAACCAATTGATATGTACAGAACAGATTTAACTGATCTTAAAAAGAATTTAAAAACAACACTAAAATAAAGATGGAAAGACACGAAGTAATTTCGCAAACTTTAGGTTTTCCAGGAAGAATGATTTCTGGTTCAAAGAGCGGATATCGAGATAGATACCCAAACAATCTAGTAATATTCAATGCAAACGTATGCACTGCTCAAAATAAAATATGGTATGGAGACTTAGACTTAGCACTAGATAAAGAAAAACTTTCCTTATTGGCAGTAGCATTAGGTCAAGATCTATATGTTCTATACGAAATGGATGGCCGATTTGAAAATGAAAAGTCTCCAATAATTAAATCAGCCCAAGTTGTTTTTAAAGCAGATGGAACTTGGGAACTTGGACAAAGACCGAGCTATTCAAGTATTGATATTGAAACATTAACCATACAAAACTAAGTTAATGGAATTAATTAGCACATACATTTGTAAAAAAGGAGATATTGGGGTCCATGATAATATGTTTGGCGGAACCATTCTTTCAATAATAGACGATGCATCAGCCAGCTATTCTTCTCAAGTTTGTGATACTCAACGTATTGTTACCCTAAAGATTGATGAACTTGTCTTTAAAAAACCAGTTAAGGTTGGCAATATCCTAAAAGTATATGCAAATGTAAAAGAGTTTGGTACAACATCAGTTACTTTGTATATTGAAGTTCGCAAGCACAATGTCTATACTGGTTTACAAACAGTTGTAACCCATACCAATATTAAATTTGTTAGAATAGACGATGAAGGTAATTCACTTGCAATAAGTAATTTAGTTAAAGAGAGGTATGCTGATCGTATGAAAGAATTTGGCAGAGCTCTATTTACTCCAGAAGAAATGATACAGCTAACAAAGAAATCTAAGAATAAGAATTAATTTATAGGGTAATACCTACAATAATTGAAGCGGTCTCCTGTAAAGGGCTGACCGCTTTATTTATGTAATATGGATAGCCTTGATAGCTTAGTACATATAATAACCCAATCGAATATTTCTTGGTTAGGCTTAATGTAATTGAATTTGTACTACGAATATTTAAGTTGTTATTGAAACTAACTTGGCGATCTGAATAAATTGCTGGTTGAAATAGGGTAATTGATGATACTTTAACTAGCGAATGGATTGCATCAAACCTAAATCGGGTTGATGCTCTAACTGTAAAATTATTCATATCAGCATTTGAGCTTGATGAATAGTATTCTGGTAAAATTAATTCAGAAATATTAAGCGTACATTTTTTAGTCTTAATAAAGGTTAACCCAAAACCCAAACCTATTGAGCTTCTAAGATTAATTTTACGTTGAAACGATTTTTCGTTCTCAGTAAAACCCATTAATTTCCAATTACCAGTTAGTGTCTTTGTTAAGTTGGCGGTTGTATAGAATTCGTTCTCATATAAATTCATATGTGCTGTACCATATGGAGACAGTTTACTCCATCTATAATTGGAATTGACCGACCAGGTATATTTACCAGTATCCTTTTTGATTTCTAGCTTAACCGTAAGCCCAAGAGAACTAAAATTTCCCTTGGAACCATCAGCTCCAAGGGAAAGATTTTTAGCAATTTGGCCATTGCTTATTTGAGCCAATAATAGTACAGCTACTAATAATAAGTATCTCATTTAACTAATTGAGTTTATGGACGCATTGGATATTCGCCAGCGATTGCAATATAAAACGGAATATATTGTTTATCACGATAATGCGTTTGACCAGGAACATGATCTAAGATATTTCCTCTATCATCTCTAAGTCTTAGGTCAGGTAGTGCAAATGTATGTTGGCCGTCTCCGCCATACGCTCCACCGATTAAAGAGAATAGGGCAGGATTTTCTTCTGCTGATAAAATTTGACCTTCACATTTTGCCCAGCCTTCTGGTGCCCAATCCCATGAGAATTGTGCAATTGTTCCAATAAAAGTTTCCATTGTTTTATTTTATTATTTTAATAACGCGTAATATTCGTTAAAGTGTTTTAGCCTATCGTCTAAACCTAACGTTCCACCATTTACTCTTTTAGTAACTGCAGTTACGGTTGCAGTATCTGCACCCTTATCGCAAATTGCCCAAAGATTATTTGATTGAAAAAAGAAAGCAGCTGATGCTAATGGGTATTTAGTAGCAACCAGATCTGGATTAGCTAAAATATCTTCACTAACCGTTTTATCAAATCGGGTATAGTTTTCTTTACCGGTTAATTGAATATAACCGCGACCTCTAAATTTCCAACCGTCTCCGCTAGCTTCAGCACCATTGCCCATACGACTACTATAAACTCGGTTTGCAATTTTTTCAGGTTGTCTTTGATATGGTAAAGCAGCAGCTTCATTAACAAAATACTTACCAAATGTTCCAGTAAGACCCTTTGCTGAATAGTTTAAATTTTCTTGTACAGCTTTAAATCCGCCACTTTCGTGTCCACATTGAGAAAGAAAGTGTGCAAGTCTTAACGATGTAGTAATTCCAAATTTAGCAGCAGTATCTGGGATTTGAGCAATAACTGCATCTGGTACAAGCCCTTTAAGTGCAAAAAGTTTAAATTCACTAGTTGGAATTACTGGTTGGGCAGGTGTAACCGGTCCCATTAATTTGTCCCAAGAAGATTGAACGATTGTGCCATCTGCGGTTAAACCATTAGCCAGTTGCCAGTCTTTCACCTTTTTTTCAGTTACTGGCCCAAATTGGCCGTCTGCTGTTAATCCAAGCTTGGTTTGAAGTTGGCTAACATCTGGCCCGGTTGATCCATTTTTTAATAACATAAATATGAGTTTCTTGTTATTTATTCAGTGGGTTCATCCTATCTAAATAGAAGAATAAATAATCAAGTATGAGCCTATACATTAACAAACGAACTTCAAAATTAATATTAAATTGGTGTATTGAAAAATATGGACCAAGTGCATATGCTAATGTGAAAACGTTAACAATTAACTTAGATCCTAACCTGGGATGCTTTGGTCAATACTTTCCATACCCGAATACAATTATGATAAATCCCAAGAAGCACAGATCGCTTATTGCACTATGTTCAACTATCATACATGAGTATACACATTTTCAACAAGATATGGTAAAGTATTTGGAATACCGAACCAGCTATGAAAATCATCCATATGAGATAAGCTCAAATAATCGAGGTGATCGTGATAAGCTTGAGGCCAGGCGGTATGTTTTAGGGAAACTACGCAAGCGATTGTAGTATAATTACTCTATAAATAACAAAAATAAAACAAGAACAAATGAGAAAGTCAATTTTCGCTATCGTTGCTATCACTGCAATGCTTGCTGTTGCTAGCTGTCAAAACGCAGCAACTGAGACGCCAGTTACAATTGGAGCTGATTCAACACTAGTTGATTCAACCGACTGTATTACTCCGGATTCATGTACTGTAGTTAATTTAACTTCAGCGACTGATACGATAGTGTCTAAGTAATTAGTTAACACTTTTTACTATCTAAATGCTCAAAGTGCAAACTTTGAGCATTTGTTTTTTGTATAAATAACAAAAAATATCCTAGGCTTAATTATGTCAGAAAATACAAACCCAATTACTGGATTTGCAGATGTATTTCTTAGTAAATTAAAAGAACAATCATTTGTAATCATTCTTATGCTTGGTGTGATTTATTACCAACACCGGTTAATGGAAGAACGTGTTGCATTTTGGCAAAAGCAATACGAAGAGAAAGAATTGTATATTAAAGAAACTGCAGAGAATGATAAAGCAATTCTATTAGAAAGAATTAAGTATTTACAAGATCAACGTGATAAGTACGTAGATGAAGCACTTAATGAGGCAAGAACAAAATAGAAAAAAATATTATAAAAATGAACGAAACATCAATAGTTGGTATAGTTTTAGCATTAATTGGTATTCTTAAAGGTAAAGATATTTGGGAATTCTTTAAGCACCGAGCGGATGTTAAAAGTAAATCAACTGATAAAGTTATTGAAGTATATGAAAAGCAATTAAATAATTGCGAAACCAAGGTTCAGAATCTTGAAAGTAAAAATGAATTACTATCTAAAAGGTTTGAAGCTAAGTTAAAGAGTAGAGGAGCCAAAAAAACTGAAACTAAATCTTAGTTTAGTAGAACCAAATTTTAGAAATTGAGTATTATAATATAAAATAAAATTCAATGGATCAAAATGTCAGAGTGGGCCTTGAAAACTCAAGCCCAATTATTTGCGAGTCGTGCGGTGGAGACACTTTTACTGAAGCAACCTATTTACGAAAAATTTCAAAATTATTAACTGGCTCACCGGAAGATATGATCGTACCGGTTCCAACCTTTATATGTACCAAATGCGGTCATGTGAATATTCAATTTCAGGTAAAAGATGCCAAGCCTCAGCCTACCGATACTCCCAAAATAATTTCATAACATGGAGATAACATTTATATCAGATACTCATTGGCTTGTTTCAGATGCCAGTGATCGAGCTGAATTAACTGAGCTTTTACCTGGTGGCCCAATCTTGGTACATGCAGGAGACGTAAGCGGTAGAGGTACTGAAAGAGAGATCCGGATTTTCTTGGACTGGTTTCATAAGCTACCATACATGCATAAGATTTTAATCTCAGGTAATCATGACTTCTTTTTTGAAGTTGCAAAACCTGAAGAGGTTCAAGCATTACTTGCTGAATATCCTGGAATTACCTACTTAAATGATAGTGGAGTTACAATTGAAGGTATAAAATTTTGGGGTAGCCCAATAACACCCGAGTTTCATAATTGGGCATTTAACCGTTTTGCAAATGAAATTGGTGCCCATTGGGATCTTATACCTGAAGACACCGATGTCTTAATAACACACGGTCCTCCTTATGGAGTACTCGATAAAACAATAAGAGAAGGTTGGAGTGTTGGTTGTAAACACCTATTAAAGAAGGTTGATCAAGTTAAACCGCAAGTTCATGTATTTGGTCATATTCATGAAGCCATGGGCCAAATTAAAATTGGCAAGACCCAGTTTATTAATGCATCAGTTGTTGATGCCAGATATTCGCTGTACTATGAGAACCCTCCAATTATTAATGTTGAACCAAACGCTAAATCGTTAGTACAATAATTGTAAATGGCTGACCTAATTATAATTACCGCATTTTGTCCAACTGAAGAACAGGAAAGTGCACTAGACCGGTGTATTGAGTCAGTGCTAAAATGCGGATTCCATATTGCTTTAATATCACATACTCATATTCCAATTCACATACAAAAAAAATGTAATTATTATGTTTATGATTATTTGAATGATGTTTCGGATGAGGTTGATTTGTTAGGCCATGAGTATTTTATATTTGACAATTCAAGAATTCAATCTAGATTTTTTAATAAAACTTTTTATGGATTTGCAATTTACCGAATGTTTTCAATTGCAAGTCAACTTGCAATAAACTTTGGATATGATAATATACATCATATTGAATATGATTGCGAACTATTAGATAAGTATCTTATTCTTGAAAACTCTAAACTGCTTGAAACTTATGACTCGATTATTTATACTGATAGTGGAAATGAAGATGGAATGTTGTTTGGTTCTTTTAAGTCATTTAAAGTAAAATCATTACCTGATAAATTTAAAAACTATGATCGTGATTTTATTGAAATAGAAATTAAAAAAGCGCAACCGTCTAGGCTTGAATATTTAACAAAAGATCTTTTCATAAATTCAGGAAAGGTTTTATTTGGACCTGAACCGTCAGTCAATCGATTTAAAAGAGGTGCTACTTTCTATAATAGAAATTTACATCATACTTTATATTACAGTGAACAGGATCAGAATTTACATTTATTTTATAAATCAGTAACTAATGTAAGTGAACTGATTTGCGTAATCATAAACAACAGTCAAGTAATAATGATTGAGGTTTTACCTAATACTTGGAGCATACGACATTTGGGCCTGTTCGATGAAATTAATCATGTTAGAATTGATAACTCTGCAAAAATCATTTATCAAAAATCATTTGACTCACAAGACAAAGAACTTTTTAAAATTAAATCATATCTACTAGAAGTTAAATGAAAAAAATAATTAATTTTACACCAACTGGTACTCAAACAACCAGAACCAATTCATTAGCTCCATTAATACCAAATGAAATAATTGATTCCGTTCATGAAGCAAATGAGATTGGTATATCTATTGTTCATTTACATGCCAGGGATGAGGTTACATTAGAGAATACATACAAGAAAGAAATATATCAAAAGATTATAGAGGGGATAAAGAAATATTGTCCTGACCTACTAATCTGTGTATCTCTTACGGGAAGAAACTTTCCTGAATTAGAGAAAAGATCTGAGGTATTACAGCTATTACCTGACATGGGTTCATTAACAATGTCATCATTAAACTTTCCGTCTGGTGCATCAGTTAACCAACCTAATATGATTTTATCATTGATTGATGAGATGGATAAGTATGGGGTACAACCTGAGATAGAATGTTTTGACGCAGGTATGTTAAACTATACAAATTACATTATTTCAAAGAACATATTAATGCCACCATATCATATAAACATCATACTAGGAAACATGTACAATGGTCAATGTGATTTGGGTACCTTATCAACAATCAAAAACAATCTACCATCAAACTCATTCACCTGTTTGGGTGGAATAGGTTCACAACAACTAAAGAGTACAACATACGGGTTATTAGATTTTGATGGTGTTAGAATCGGGTTGGAAGATAATCTATATTACAAAGGTAAGGAAAAAACGACAAACATGATGTTATTAAAACGTATTCATAGGATAATGAATGAGTTGGACATGAAACACTATACATCAAATGAATTAAAAGAAAAAGGATATGGCAACAAAGTTACTAATATTAGGTAAGGGGGATAATATCATAACAATGATATTGGATAACTTATACTCACACAATACAAGACAACCTGAGATTCATATATATAATAATTTGAATCTACCAATCCTAAACACATTCGAGCACGATAGATTTAATATTGAAGTATTAGATAATATCAATATGGATGATTACGACTTGATTACACTTGGGGTTTATCAACCATCACATAAAAGAAAAATTGTGGAGACATTAAATCCTGACATCAATATGTTCATGAATATAATACATGATGGTTTGGATATTTCTTATATGAGTAAACTTGGACGTGGACTTCTTATTAACTCAAATGTATCAATAGCGGCGCACACAACAATTTGGAACTTTGTGTCGATCAACCGGCATGTATCGATCGGACATCATACAACAATAGGTGATTACTGTTCAATCAATCCAGGAGTTAATATTGCAGGTAATGTAACCATAGGTGAGGGAACAACAATTGGTATGGGTGCAAACATATTAAACACGGTGAAGATAGGAAAGAATTGCATTATCGGTGCTGGTTCAGTTGTGACAAAGGATATTCCTGACAATGTTATAGCATACGGTTCACCTTGCAAAATTATTAAAGACAATGGCTAACGGAGCATATAAGATAACTGAAGATTTTGAAAAATTATTATGTGATTATACTGGAGCTCGATACGCTGTTGCCCTAGATAATCAGTCAAACGCTTTATTCTTGGCTCTATACTACGAAAATATTAAAGGGCAAGAAATAACAATACCGTCAAGAACTTATCCATCGGTACCATGTGAGATAATACATGCAGGCGGCACCGTTAAGTTTGAACCAACAGGCAAGAAAACATTAACTGGAGCGTATCAACTAAAACCAACTAAGATATGGGACAGTGCACTAAGGTTTACAGCAGACATGTTTATTCCAAATACACATATGTGCATATCTTTTACTGGACCATATAAACATCTTAAATTATCAAAGGGCGGCGCAATATTAACAGATGATGAGGCGGCATATGCTTGGTTTAAAAGAGCTAGGTATAGCGGGCGAAGAGAGTGTTCATATCATGAAGATGACTTAGATATGTTGGGATGGAATTTTTATATGATACCTGAACTAGCGACCAGAGGCGTATTATTAATGAATCAGTTTTATAATTATAATGGCAGTAAAAAGGCAAACCCTGATATTGAGCTTCCCTATCCAGATCTTTCAAAGTTCCCAATATATCAAAAGTAAATTGTTTTATCTTAATAAAAACAATTTTAAAATTGTTAGTATAATAATATAGAGATGGATCAATTAGAAAACAAAAGAACCTATTCATTTAAACTTGGTGGGTTATATCCAATCCTTGCCTTTTGTACTGCAATGATAGGTTACACAATTCATACCAGTATATTTTGGAGTATAATGGATTTCTTTTTTGCTCCATTTGCTTGGATGAAATGGTTAATCATGCATCAAGTAAATATTACAATCATTAAGGAAACGTTTTCCTTTTTTATACAATAGTTCTTTACACATGGAGAAATGGCAGAGCGGTCGATTGCGGCAGTCTTGAAAACTGTTGTACCGAAAGGTACCTGGGGTTCGAATCCCTATTTCTCCGCCAATTTAATTAACAAAATGAAGAAAGGTTCCCAAATTCGTGCTGAAATACTTGATAAGGACTTACGTAACTTGGCTGCAGAATTCGCAGAGAAATTAGAAACTGATCCATACCAGCCTGGCGTGGTCCACCCACAAATATACCCAGACGATTTACAAGAAGTAGTTGAAGACCTTTTCTATATTAGGGGTTATTCTGAGGCAACCATTAAAATATTTAGAAATAAGGACGGGGTTTCAATTAGGGTTGAAGTATTAGACCGAGCTGGGAATAAATAACTAAAAGTTATTACCCTAAGTGAAAGCTAAGAAATTCAAACAGTTTGTAACTGAAGCAATTAAGCACAGATCTGCTAGTATTAGTGTTGACGTAGAAGAGTGCGTATTTGTTATTAATGATACCATTTATTTTATGACACTTACCCTTGATGCAACAGTTGACCATGAACCAGCAGATTCGTCAGTTGGGCTATCTGCTTCAACTTATGTAGACGAATGGTGGGTAGCTAATATTCCCTTTTGTGAAAAATTCACAGATCCAGAAATTAACCAACAGGTATTTGCTGAAATCTCTAATATTATAAATGATACTACTAGCCTTCGTGAATTAGACTTAGTTTCTGACTCGGTTGAAAAAGCAGTAAGTGACTATCTTTGGAAGGCATTAAACTTGTATCCAATGGAAGAGGTACAGGCAACTGAATTATCTCAAGTAACCTCAATCCTAGCTAAACAAATTGATGACTCTAGTTATAAGAATTTGATATATCAAGATTTAACTGGAAACTTTGACGAGCGAGCTACTAGGGAATTAGATAATGAAGTTGAACATTATGATAATGGTAGATGGTAATGAAAGTGATGATTATCATTATGATCGTTAGTAGAAACTATGCCTATATAAATAACCTAAAATAGTTAAAACACTTATGCAAATGCTGAAATTTACACAATTTATAAATGAAGCTAATTTAACAGATAAGACTCTTACTGTTAAATTAGCCAGAATCCATGAAATTAAAAAACGCCTTAAAGAGCTAACTGCTGAAACCAAGTCAATTGAAGGTGAGTTAAAAGACTTTGATGCTAGTATTAAACCAGTATTTGATGCAATGAAAACCTTAAATGATAAGTTAGCCTTAACTGAGGAATATGTAATTAAGATTACCAAATATGGTGGAGAAGGTAGTGCAGTTTCTTATGGTAAAGCCGTTGAACAAGCTCTTACTCAAGTTGATGAAGCTGCTCAAGCAATTATTAACGAATGTGTTAGAGTAAATACTGCAGTAACTAGTGTAAAACACTCTTATGAAATTCAAAAAGTTAACGAATCTAAATTATCTGATAAAGTAAAGGCAGTAGTTGCTAAATTATCTAATAAAATAAAGTCAGCAGTTGCAAATTTTAAATCAATATTTGCAACTAAGACAGCTAAGATCGATCAAGCTAACCAAAAATTAGCAGATATTTTAAAGTAATTAAAATTTTAGCAAGAAATAATGATCTAAGCAATGAAGCCGGTCTTACTTATTTTTATGGATCTAAAGACTAATTAAAACCTTTTTTTAAAAGGTTAATATAATAACCTAAGAAAACCTTGAACCTAAAAAATTCAAGGTTTTTTGGTATATTAATAATATAAACATAGCGGGTTAGAGCAGTGGTAGCTCGCGAGCCTCATAAGCTCGAGGTCGGGGGTTCAAATCCCTCACCCGCAACCGTGACTATTTTGGCATTTGTACTTAGATAAATAAATTAAAAGTATAAATCTAAAATGTCAAAACAGCATAAGTACAACTACATTTATAAGACAACTTGTAGTATGACTGGCAAATACTATATAGGAATGCACTCAACGTTCAACTTAGAAGATGGGTACATCGGAAGCGGAAGAAGATTATGGTTGTCTATTAATAAACATGGTAAGGAAAATCATTCTATCCAAATTTTAGAATGGTTACCTGATCGAAGTTCTTTGAAATTAAGAGAGCGAGAATTAGTTAATGAGGAATTATTAAATGATTCAATGTGCATGAATTTGCAACTAGGAGGCGGCGGAGGATTTACCGGAGGTGAGCATGCTCAAAAATTCCATAAAGCCGGTAGGCTTGCTACAAATAAGGTCCTTCATGATAGACTTCAGAATGATGTTGATTATCGAAAAAGATTTTGTGAGTCAGTTAGCAACTCGAAGAAAGGAAATCAATTTTGGCTAAATAAAAAACACACTAAAGAGACTAAGCTGAAAATTGGAGAAGCTAATTCAATAAAACAATTGGGAATTGCTAATTCTCAATACGGAACATGTTGGATAACTGACGGTTTCGAAAACAAAAAAATAAAGAAAACCGAAGATCTTCCACAAGGTTGGTCTTACGGTAGAAAGACCCGGATCCATGCAAGTTGAGCGCAACCCAAATTGCTCTTCAGGTAGATTTGTATGGATTAAACACCCCGTCACGGTATGCTCTAAGTGGCAGGAGTGAACTGAAGAGAAACGGACTGGTAGTTCAGCTGGTTAGAATGCCGCCCTGTCACGGCGGAGGTCACGGGTTCGAGTCCCGTCCAGTCCGCACATCATATTAGGGTCGAGCCGTATTGTGCCATGATATGAAATAGACTTGAGAGGATTAGAGACGGCCGTGACTACCTCAAGTCAAATTATTTAAGAAAACCTTGAACCTAAAAAATTCAAGGTTTTTTGGTATAATAACCCTAAAATAAAAAAATGACACATACAACATTATCAAACACAGCAGAGCGGTTAATGCAACTGCCAAAGGAAATTGAAAGCTTGCAGTATTCTATCCTAAAAAAGATGACATCATCTACTATAATTGCAGCAAGTGCTTCAAGTATTGAATCAAAGATTAGACTTGAAATTAATTCAGAAGTAGATGCAAACGGTAAAAAAGTTTACTCAAATGCTGAAACTCGTGGAGCTGAATTTGAAGAAAGAGCTCAATTTAATTCCGAGTTATTGGCAATTCGAGAAGACTATGACTCAATGCAAAGAGAGATTCAGGAAATGAAAATTCAGGTAGAGACCCTAAATAATGAACAGCGCAATATCCGTTCAATTCTGCACTTCTTTGCCGGCAGTAATGACCAGCTATAATTAAAAGGACCTGGTCTTTATATAAATAACCTAAAATAATTACTCAATAATATGAAACTATTAAAATTTACACAATTTGTAAATGAAGAACATTCATCAATGAATGAAAATGAACCGCCAAGACGCCAATATGGTACTATTGATAAATTAAGATCAATTTTGAAAGGTAAGAAAGTCAAAATGATTGGGAGCTCAACTAAATTAAATCCAATGCTAAAGATAGAAAATGTGGAGGCAATAAGTTCGACTGGAGGTAATGTCAATGCTCCAGGCTTTACGAGAGATGTTGTTTACTTGGATTGTTCAATAGTAAATGATTACGGTGAAGAACTGGGTGGAATAGCTGATTCGGGTATTGGAGGTAATGTTGATGTATTTTATAATTGTACTAATAATCCTACAAAAATGTTTAAAATTGACACTGAAATTATGGGTATAGCAAATCGTGAAATTGGGGGTGAAACCTATGTTAATCCAAATTTGGCAAAGGAAATTGACACCTATTATGGTTCTTTATGGAAACTAACCCCAACTGTAAAAACGGATTATTAAAATAATTAGGATATATTATGAAATTATTAAACTTTACACAATTTGTAAATGAAAATATATTAGAGGCAGTAGCTGGTCTAGAGCCAGTATTTACTCCACGAAACGACTCTAAGCCTATGAATTTTCAATTTGAAGAAGGCCAGTTTAAATTAAATGCAGAGCAGTCAGCCAAGGCCATTGCGTTCATAAAAGATCATATTAAATCGTCAATTCCAACAATTGAAAAATTTATTTCTACCAGTGGACCAATTTCAAAATCACAAACTGAACTTTCAATTTCAAAATCTACACTACCATCAATCATTCAGTTTTACGTTGGAACATCATCAACTGGTACTCAAACTGTCAATTCAAACATTGCACAAAAACGAATGGACTACTTAACAGGTCTTTATCTTGAGGTTATGAATAGTTTTGGAATTAAGGACAGTATTTCCCGTAAATTAATGATTCAAGCCCCTAAGGACTATCAACCCGCCCCAGTTAATAACAATTTCTATGACTCAACTAAACTTGCACCAGTTGCAAAAGATAGATTGTGCCAAATAATTATTAATCCAATTACTACAATGGGTAATACGCCTGGCCAAATTGGTAATATACAAGGTAAGTTAATTGATGCAAGTTCAATTATTAATACTTGGCATGGTGATTTTGTTGATGAAGATGCAATTGTTAGCGGAATAGCAAAGTTACAAACCTATTCTGATATTACCGACTTAAATACTGCTTTGAAAAATGCTCGTATGGGTACGTTAGAAGAATTTCTAAATAAACAATTAGCTCACAATGATGCTCTTGAACTTAATAAAATTGTAAAAATGTTAAATGATGCAGCAACCCGTAGTTTAGATAAAAACGGCAACCCTATAGGATATATTGCAAAAAAGGTTGATAGTGATACTATCTCAATCATGCTTGCTACCGTTTAATTTTATAAATAACCAACTTAATTAATACTAATAATTAAACCGGTCTAATTAGGCCGGTTTTTTTATGTGAGATAAATAAAATAAAGTAACTAAACTAAATGAATTATACAAGGGAACAAGTTGAATCGGCAGTAAAAGCTAAGGGTTATACCTGGTTTGATGATATCGCAAATAAGGGTTATGACTTAAATATTGTAGGAATTAGAAATGCTGGTACAGGCCAAACGGTTACAAATATATTTGATGATTTATTAACAGTTTCATATAAAGTGGATGGTGCTTGGCAGTTTAATAGTTGGCAAGCTACTACTGATCCAGGTAAAAAAGGTGTTATGGAGTATCATAATGCGGCTGGGGTTGCACGACTAGTTGAAGGTCAATATAGAGGGTCTCATACAATTAGACTTCATCAAGGTAAATACGAAGCATTAGGTCAGGCAAAAAATGTAAAGGTTTACCGAGACGCAGACCGTAACCTTATCTATAGCGAGGATAAAATTCAGGAAGGTATATTTGGTATTAATATCCATAAAGCTGGAGCTGACTCTACTTATGTAGAGAACTGGTCAGAAGGCTGTCAAGTATTTAAGCGATCCGCTGACTTTGACAAGTTTATGGCAATTTGTCGACTTGCGGTACCTATCCATAAAAACTCATTTAGTTATACCCTAATCAAGTCAACCGATATAAAATAATTAAGACTAGATGAGTACTACTCCATTTGCATATAATCCTGGACATTCTACTATTGCTGGAACAACCAATTTAGTTGATTTAGCAATAGGCACAACCGCTCAACACTATGGAGCTAATCCTGGAGGTTTGACTTGGTGGATGGGACCTGAAGATATAACTGGTTATCTAATTTGCAGGCCAGTACCTGCTGGAAATCAGCCAACTCAAATGGGTGCAATTGGAACAGTCAGATTTGCTAGAAGCACAGCTAAAACTGATCAATCATTTTTGGAACTAGCCAATTATATCAAAAGAGATTTAGGCGGATCCCCTAACCTGGCTAGTGCATCAGCTGCTCTTACGTGGTTAACCGATAATGGCTATTGGACTTCATGGGTTCAACCATATATTGCAGGTTTATATAAAACAACATACAATGGATATTTTGCCGATTCGGTTAGTTTCTTTGCAACTGCAACTCCACAAGCTTTTTTAAACAATCCAATAACTGAAGTCCAAACAACATCTATTTTTGAACCAGCAACGGATGATGGGTCAGATTTTAGTTGCCAATGGTTGGGGTATTTTAAACCAGCTACTTCTGAAACTTATACATTTTATACATCAAGTGATGATGCATCGTATATGTGGATCGGTGCAAATGCTCAAACTGGTTTTACGACAGCCAATGCAACGGTTAACAATGGTGGATTGCATGGAACAACTGAAAAATCGGGATCAATTACATTAACTGCCGGCGTTTATTATCCAGTTAGAATTCAATTTGGCGAACGCGGTGGTGGAGATGTGTTAACCTTTAATTACTCAACTCCGACTATCTCTAAAACGACTAATGTTACTGGATTAGTTTTCTATAATTCAACAACTAATAATTTTTAAAAATAAAATATTATAATGGCTAGTACAAAACCATTTTCTAGAAATCCATCACATACTGCAATTTCAGGGGTAACCAATCTTGGAGATATTGCAATAGGAACCTCTGCTCAAAACTATTCAGCTAATCCAGGCGGATTAACTTGGTGGATGGGGCCAGACGAATCAACTGGCTATGTGATTGGTGCACCAGTTGCTCTAGAAAATCAATCAACTCCAATTGGATCAGTAGGAAATGTTCAATTTTGGAGAACCAATTCCTTAAGCGATTCTGAATTTCTTTCATTAGCCAATTATGTTAAACGGACATTCGGTGGAGCTGCTGATTTAGCAACTGCAACAGATGCTAATGTATGGTTAGCTGCAAACAATTACTATACAAACTGGACTTTGCCAGCAACTACAACTACTACGACGGCCGCGCCAACTACAACTACAACAACGGCAGAGCCAACTACAACTACAACAACGGCAGCGCCGACTATAATAACCTCTGGCCTTATTTTAAATTATGATATTAGTAAGCCGGCCTCATACTCAGGCAGTGGAACTACTATAACTGACTTACAGGGAAATTCCAATGCAACAACCGTTAATAGCCCAACGTATACTTCTTCTGGAGGTGGCTACTTAACATTTAACGGAAGCAATCAATACTTTGTTACTAACACCTCATTAAATTCTAAATTATCACCAGCCAATACGTCAACCGTATTATCAATATTTGTTTGGGTATATCCTATGGATAATGGTGTTATAGTAGCAGAATTAGGACAGGCAACGGCAAATACCTTATGGCATGATTCTCAAATCGAAATGGTTGCTGGAACAATTAAATTTTCTGTTTGGAGCGGTGTTGTACAAAACTTATCATCATCTATTTCAACGCCTTTAAATAACTGGTATTATGTTGGGTTCACTTATGACGGAACAAATTTAAGAGGATATGTTAATGGTTCATTGGCTGTAACTTCCGGTACAATAACCAGACAAACTCCTTATAACAACGGAGGCGGCGTAGGACTGCACTATGCAGTAGCTTCAGAGGATCTTACAAAGCTTGGAGATGGCTCGTATGCTAACATGAGATTTGGTGGAATGCAAATCTACAATACGGCATTAACTGGCAACAACGTGTTGACTAATTTTAACGCAACTAAATCAACCTACGGTCTGTAATTCTTGGTATATTAATACCATGATGAATGAATTCCAAAAGTATGCAATGAGCGAGCACGGGGTGTCCTCATTGAAATTAGATTATTACGGTAAACAAGTTGAGTCATCAATGACTCCTTATATCTTAGAAGAACGCGAGTTACGTGTTACTCAAATGGATATTTTTTCCAGATTAATGAGAGACCGTATTCTTTGGGTTGCTGGTCCAGTAAATGATTATATGTCAACAATTGTGCAGGCTCAGTTAATGTTCCTAGATTCAGTTGATGGTACGGATATTACAATGCATATTGATTCTCCAGGCGGATCAGTTAAGTCTGGACTTTCAATGGTAGACGTAATGGATTATATTAAAGCCGATATCCGAACAGTAAATACTGGAATGGCTGCATCAATGGGATCAGTTCTCTTAGGTGCTGGCACAAAGGGTAAGCGTAGTTCCCTAAAGCACTCAACCACAATGTTACATCAATCTTCTGGAGGTTTTAGTGGAAATATTCAAGATGCTGAAGTTGACTGGGCTGAATGGCAAAAAGTTAATCATGAACTATTTGTATTATTAGGTAAATACTGCGGTAAAAAACCTGATCAGGTAAAGAAGGATGCAACTAGAGACTTTTGGTTAAGTGCAGAAGAAGCCGTAAAATACGGAATCATTGATGAGATTGTAAAATCTAAAAAATCTAAATAATAATATATGCATGGTAAAGTATTAGTACTCCTACGTGGAGTTCCTGGAGCAGGCAAAAGCTCGTTCGCAAATTTTGTATGGAATAGCGGTGTAATTTTTGAAGCTGATAAATTCTTTGATACACCGGATGGAGGTTATAAGTTTGATGGAGCTAAATTAAAAGAAGCCCATGAATGGTGTAGGCTTGGTGTACAAACTGCAATGGAAGAAAATATTCAAACCAACGGTCAGTATTATCCAGAAATAATTGTATCAAATACATTTACTCGTGAATGGGAAATGCAAGCTTACGTAGACCTAGCCAAAGAATTTGGGTATACAGTAGTCTCCCTAATTGTTGAGAACCGTCATGGCGGAGTTAATCAACATGGAGTACCTGAGGAAAAGGTGCAAGAAATGCGAGACCGGTTTGAAGTAAAATTATGAAGCGTCACAGAGCTCAATTTACTAAAATAGTAAAAGAATGGAATGAAGCAACCACATTTGAAGTATGGGAAGGAGTTAGGGATAATTTTACTTTTGGGTTTATTGGAGCTACTCTAGTCGTATTCATTTCAACTAAAACTGATATTGCTGTATTGATTGGGTATTTGGCATACTATTTCTTTATGGGTAAAATAGTTAATAGACCGAAATATGTTACTGATCTTGGAAAATTAGTAGTATTTCCTATTCCTTCTGCACTTGGTGCATTTGCTGGTTATAAGTTATCATATATACTAATTCAATTAATATCAACATGATTAAAGAATTTACTGGGTATCGAGCCGTTTATAAAATTAATGGTACCAATGAAAATGGTGTAGCATTTGCTAAAACCCTTAAGCAATTAAAATCATCAATTGATTTGTTTAATGTAAATAAAGATTATCGGATTGAAGGTTTTGATGGAACCGTTTGGCATTTAATAAATTAAAGTGGTATATTATTTAAAATCAAAAACAAATAAGCTATGAATAAAAAAGAATTAATTGATGCACTTCTACAGAAGTTTGGAGTGTTTATCAAAAAACTTGGTAATCTAATTATTGTTGCCATTGCAATGTTGGCAGGTTTCTTTATTGGCTATTACTATTGGGTAATGACAAATAAGGTTGGAAAATCTCAATGGGATAGTATTAAACCGCTAACCACAACATCTGTTGCAATTAACGAACGTAATGAATTATTGGTAATTGACCGAAAGACTGGAATCTATTCGATTTATCAAGATTCAGTAGGGATTGTTATTTTTAATCTCTATGCAAATCGTATTTATAAACAAGCAGTTCCAGTAACTACTAAATAATGACCTCATTAAAAACCATATTAATCTTAAGCAGTCTAATCTTATTTGGAGCAATATGGACGTATGAGATTAATAAAACAGCAGTTGGACTACCGGATGGAGCACGAACACTAGAAAGTGCTCCACCTTGTGTTCAAATGTATGATCACCTTAAGGAATACGCAGATAAGTATAGAGTTCCATTTCATATTGCATATGGAGTAGCTCATAAAGAAACTGGATATAATGGTGCATTTCATTGGGCTTATAAGCCAGCCCTAACATCAGCGGCTGCAGCATATGGAGCAATGCAAATACAGGTCCCTACTGCAAACTTTATTTGGCGGTCAGGCAAAAAGATTACCGCAAAAAGATTATTAACGGATCTAAAATTTAATGTTGAGACCTCAATGAAACTGCTTGCATATTTAAAAAAACGATATGGAAGTTGGGAACTTGCACTTGGCTGTTATAATACAGGCCGGCCGTTGGTAAATTCCTATGCCCTAGAAATTGTACACTCAAAATATAAATAAAAAAAATTAAATAAAATGGCAGACTTTTGTAATAAATGCGCACATGAATTATGGGGAGAAGATTTTGAACCGGAAATTGATGTTCCTAAAATTGCTAATCAACTTCCAACCGGTCATTATATTTCGGTACTTTGTGAAGGTTGTATAATGGTTGCAGTTTCAAAGGACGAAACTGGTAAAGTTAATATTGCCTATGGTAATATCGGAGGAGATGACTTAACTTGGGGGTCTTTTGAAGACTGGGAAGCCAAAGACTCAAGTTTAAAAATTAAATAATATGACACACTTAGATAAATTTGAAATGGTTAATTTGTGCGAGACTGCTGAAGAATTAACTAATGCACTAAGAGCAATTGCTGATCAGGAAACCGGTATGATTAAAGGTCGATTACGCGAATTTGATTCACAGCGGATGTCAGGATATGTTTCACTAGTTATAAATGAAGGAGCTCCAGCAAATTTATTAACCAGAGAATTTGGAATTCGGCAACAAGCTCTATATTTAAGGTACTGTATACAAAACGGAATTTAATAATGAAATTAACAATTGAACCTCATCAGCGTGTTTGGTTTACTTCAGACACCCACTATATGCACTCTAATATTTGTAGAGGTACGTCTAATTGGGTAGAGGGCAGTAAGACTCGTGATTTTGACGAGCTTGAACAAATGAATGAGGTTATTATTGATAATATTAATAATTCAGTTAGGGAAGACGATATTCTATTTCATCTAGGCGATTGGTCATTTGGAGGATACGAGAATATTGAAGGGTTTAGGCAAAAGATTACGTGTAAGAATATTCATTTACTACTTGGAAATCACGACCATCACATTGAGAATGATAAGGGCGGCATTCAAAAACTGTTTAAGTCAGTTAATAATTATCTTAGACTTGAACTTAATATTTTAAAGCCGGAAGATAAAGAAACCATTCGTAAAACTTTTGTACTGTGCCATTACCCAATTGCAAGTTGGCATGATATGAACCGTGGAGTTATTCAATTGCATGGACATGTGCATTTACCGCCAGAGCTAAAGTTACATGAAGGTAAAGCAATGGATGTTGGAATGGATGGTAATTTATTGGAGCCCTATTCTTTACAAGAAATTTTACAAATAATGAGGGACCGCCCAATTAGGTGCCTTGAATTACCAAACGATCATCATGAGGATGGTGATCAATAATTTTAATTAAATTAAATAATGATTCAACACATTGACGTCTTAATCAAGGACATAAATACAAAACCCAACTGGAGTGCAAAAGAACTTGCACCAAAATTACAGTCGCTATCTCATCAATTGGAGAATCAATTACAGACAGAAGGTAAGGTTGTAAATTTTACTGGCGCTAGTAAAAAATCAAAAGTCAAAGTAATCCGAAAATACGATCTTCTCTATTTAGCAATAGTTGGAGTTCCGCATTATTTCCTAATCCATAAGATAGACAGAGACACGGTCTTTGGAATTATTTTTACCTCAACCAATAAACCCGAACACTGCATTCATGAAGTTATGGAGGACCGAATTCTTGAAGGATCCTTTGCTACTTGCACCTATTTTACAGTTTCATTAGCTGAAGCAATGGACTCTTTTATCCGAGTTTACGAAAGCAAAAAGGAAGCTGACGATATTTTTGTAAAGGTAAAAGCTCATTATAAAACAGTCTTTAATTTTAAATAATTAGTTCAGTATTATGTACCTTTGGGTATATTAATATAAAGAATTAATTATGAAAGCTCAAGATAATCCAAAAATTGATTGGATCATCTCTCAACACAGAGATACTAATCACATGTACGATACGTACTTACCTTACGAATTCCATTTAAGAATGGCTGTAGAGGTTGCAACAAAATTCCAACACTTAATTACATATAAGCAAGATTTACCTAGTGTAATTCTTGGAGCATGGGGACATGATTTAATTGAAGATACTCGCGTTTCATATAACGATGTTAAACAAGAACTTGGAGAAATGGCAGCTGACATTATTTATGCATGCTCAAATGAAAAGGGTAAAAACCGAGAAGACCGAGCAAATCATAATTACTATAGAGTAATCCGATCAACTCCATATGCAGTATTTGTAAAGTTATGCGATCGTATTGCCAATGTGCAATATTCAAAAATGTCAGGCAGTCGTATGTTTGAAATGTACAATAAGGAAAATAAAGACTTTATGAATCAATTAGGCTGGACCTCTGAAGACATTCTTCATGAATACTCTGATATGTATTGGTATTTAAGTCAGTTATTCAAAGCTGAAAATTAAAAAAATTAAAAAATTATAAAACCGGTTTATTAAAATCAAGTAGAACAGTAATCAATTTGAATTTTTAATAAAACGATATAACATAATGGAAAACAACGACTCAGTTTGCTATGTAGCAAGAATTAACGAAATTAGGCCCATTGATGGTGCAGACAACATTGAATTAGCAATTGTTGGAGGATGGAATTGTATTACTAAAAAAGGAGAGTATAATGCTGGCGATTTAATTGTAGTTGCTACAACTGATGCAGTCATTCCACAAGAATTATCAGACGTAATGAACGTGACCAATTACCTACGCAAAGGTCAACGAGTACGTACTGTAAAATTACGTGGAGTTTACTCTGAATGTTTAATTATTCCTTTTGCTTATTGTAAAGATGGTGCTAAATTAGCCAATACCAAATGGAACGAAGGAGAAGATATGATGTTGTTCTTGGGTATTTTTAAGTACGAACCTCCAATTAAACAGATAAGACTATCTTCTGGTAAAAAGATTCGCTATCAAGATAACCCTAATTTCCATGTTTACTACAAGTTTCCTAACTTGAAGAATGTAGCTGGGATGTTTACTGAAGAGGATATGGTAGAAATTACTCGTAAAATCCACGGAACAAATGCTCGTTATGGTATTGTAAAGAAAACTAAATTAGCAGTTTGGGACAAAGTTAAAAAATTCTTTGGATTGGCTGATAAATGGATTGATTATGAATTTGTAGTTGGGTCTCATAATGTTGAAAAGGGTTCTGACTCTCAAGGTTTTTACGATACAAATGTTTGGTACCAAATTTCGGACAAATATGAAATCAAAAAGAAGTTATGGGAATATGTTAAGAGCGTTGCAATGGAACCTGAAATTGGAGCTGGTATTACAATCTATGGAGAAATTTATGGAGTCGGAATTCAAAAAAATTATGAATATGGGCTAAAGGAAATTGAATTTGTTGGCTTTGATGTCAAAGAGAATGGCGAATACTTAAGTCCAATCAATTCTAAACTTTTAATAAAGCATATTTTAGACTTACCATACGTTGAGATCCTATATTCAGGTAATTGGTCTCAGGCAGTTCAAGATAAATTTGTATTTAATAATTTTATTGCAGGCACTAAAGTACCAGAAGAAGGAATTGTAATTAAGTACCATACTGGAGAAAGAAGTAAAGTTGCAAAAGTAATCAACCCTGACTATTTGATCTATGGCGAGAAACACGATATTGGAGACTCACACTAACCTCTAATGATAAATCTCAAGACACTAATAATAGGAATGTTATTTGGGCTTATAGCTCAAGTGCTAACCTTCTTTCAGCTACAAGGACAAATGCGATATGAGTGGTTTAAAAACCACTATTGGGCAATAGTGTTAATGGGTATTCCAATATCAATGACGTTTATGTATTCGGTAAAGAATATGATAATAGCATTTGACGGTCAAATGTGGCCATCTCGATTAATTGGTTTTAGCATAGGAGCAATCTCATTTACCTACCTAAGCTATGTTATATTTAATGAGCCTATTACCGCAAAGACATTAGTGTGCTTGGCATTAGCCGTTGCAATATTATTAATACAATTATTTTGGAAATAAAATGGAAGAAAATAAATTAGTTAGAATTTACCTAGACGATGTTAGAACACCAATTGAAAAGGATTGGATAGTTGTTAGAAATTATCAGGAGTTCAAGGATAGAGTCAATGAAATTGGAATAACGAATATTCATATTATCTCGTTAGATCACGACTTGGGTGACTCAGCAATGTCGGAGTATTTTACAAATGTAAGTCCAAATTATAAATTAGACTATAATAATATTACAGAAAAAACTGGAATGGACTGTACCAAATGGTTAGTTAATAAGTTCTATGACGAAAATCCAAAACGGCTTGATATGAGTCGTCAAGATAAACGCAATGTGCCTATTAAGTTTCCAGAAGTTTACGTACACTCAGCAAATCCAATTGGGTCAGCTAATATGATGGGGTATTTTAATAATTTCTTTATGAATGAAGGCGAGCCTCAAAATTGTGTACGCGTTCAGATACCTCATACAGTTTAAGTTGGTATAATAATTATAAGATTGCCCTCTTGGCGGAATTGGTAGACGCGCTAGACTTAGGATCTAGTCTTCGGGTAAGAGTTCGAGTCTCTTAGAGGGTACAAATTGGTATAATATAATTATGAAATTAGTAGAATATAACGAAGATAACCTCATCACCTATACCCTATATGAAGTTGCTCCAAAAATCTATGTAGTAGAAGCAGCCGATGATTATGCTAGAGCAATGCTATTTGTTAGAGCTCAAGAATATTACGAATCATCTTATCCTGAATTTAGAAAAAAGAACTTTTGTATTTTTGAATATATGAATAAGTACCGTAAAGAAAGAGGCACTAAATATTTTGGATATACTAAAGATTGGAGTGGCTATAATATTCCAAGTGATTCTCTTGAATCATGCCTTAATGGACTAGATGCTAGTAAAGTTTTAACTACTCCATATGATATTCTTATGCATGCAATATATGCAACAATTCGTAAGCACCAACCTCGTGGAAAGTTTTATATATTGGGAGTAGATGATATTAAGTCGCAAGTAATGGATCATGAACTTTCACATGCACTATTCTATACAAATAAAGAATACAAGGCTGAAATGATGGAGTTAATTTTATTGTTAAAATCAAATGTATATAATCAATTAGAAGCATACTTATCTCAAATGGGTTATGTTAGGCAAGTTATGGTTGACGAAATCCATGCATATCTTTCAACTGGCTTGATTAAGCCAATGGACCGAGCTAGAGGTTCAATTGCCGCATCAAAGAAATTTAAAAAAGTTTTTAAAGAATACAGGAAAAAATTTAATTTAAAACTTGATGTATAAATTTGAATTAGTTGATTCCGAAATTAAAAAATTCGAGAAGTGGAAAAAGAAACAAAAAAAGAAGAACCAATTCATGCCAACTGCTGGTGAAAGATGGACTTTTATGTTTACTCCAACTGGAATTGGTACAGTAGTTGAAGTAAAAGACCAAACTACTGGAGACGTACTTGACTTAACTGATTGGGACTTATGGTAAATTATGAAACTTGTAACTGTGGTAAAAAAGCAACCTGGCTATATGCGCCTTCAACGGATTCTACAGAGAATCCTTTTCACTGTGATGATTGCGTTCCTCGCGGTTGTTCTTGTAATAGCTACCATACTGACCCAAACGCTTATCATCCTCCTCTCGAAAATCCTGAATTACCGGAAGGCATTGAAAACAAAGATTGGCACTGGAAGAATAAAGAAAAAACTGAATGGTGCCGATTAGATGATGAGGGCCGAGAATATCCATGTTGTGAATTTTGGTATGACGAAAATGGCTATGAAATTGAAGAAAAATAAATTATAGATTATGAGAACTTTAGTAATATCAGATATACACATTGGATCTAAAGGTTGCAATACTGAAGCAATTACAATGTTATTAAAAACAGAAACATTTGATCGACTGATTTTAGTTGGCGATATTATTGATGGATGGCTCTTTACTAAATATAAAAAGTTTTCTCAAGACCATACTAACTTAATAAGAAAATTTCTAAAGATTTCAAAGAGAATGGAAGTTATTTGGATAGCTGGCAATCATGATGAGTTCCTAAGAAAATATTTGCCAGTTGATATTGGTAATATTATAGTAGTTGATGAATGGACTGAAGATGGAATATGGTTTTGTCATGGAGACAAATACGATGGAATTGTTAAGATGCGCTGGTTGGGAATGTTAGGTTCAATTGGCTATGACTTGGCAATTGAACTAGACCGATTTATAAAAAGATTTGGTAAAAAAACAAGTTTGTCAAAATACTTAAAGGATAATGTAAAGGCCGCTGTTTCATTTATGGTTGATTTTGAAAATGAAATGGTTCGTCAAGCAAAAAAGAGAAACTGTCATACTGTTGTATGCGGCCACATTCATACTCCAGCAGACAAAGAAATAGACGGAGTTCGCTACTTAAATACTGGCGACTGGATTGAAAATACTTCATATGTTATATATGAGTCAACTAAAAACACTAACTGGCTAACCTTATTTAGATAATGATTAATGATTTAACTATTATAATTCCATGCTATAATGAAGAGGCATATATTGGTAGAACTCTTAGAGCTATATTAAGACAGAAAGAATGTGCTGGTGTTAAAATAATTATAGCAGATGCTGGATCAACCGATCAAACCGTTAATATAATTAATTCAATAGCTCTAAAATTTAATCTAAATGTTGAAATAATTAAAGGAGGGTTGCCTGCAATTGGCCGAAACGCTGGTGCTCAAATATCAACTACTTCATTATTGCTATTTCTAGATGCTGATATTACATTTACACATAAAAGAGTTATTATTGAATCGGTTAATACGCTCATTGCTGGTAATTATGCAGTACTTGGAACAAACCCTAAATATAAAGGAGAATTTGATTTACGAGCAAATTTTATATTTTGGATAAATGGATTAACTACTTGGTATCTTTCTAAAACTAAACCATTTGCAATTGGCGGATTTATGTTGATACGTAGATTTATTTTTAATAACCTTGGCGGATTTGACGAGCTTGCACATCAAAGTGAAGACTGGTTATTAAGCAGAAAAATAAAGCCTACTAAATTTAAACTTATACCTAACCTGATTACACAGGACAATCGCCGATTTAAAAAATATGGATACCTTAATATGATTTGGCTAGTTATTAAAAATTGGCTGAATCGTAATAATGAATTGCATTTTTATAAAGACCAAAAATATTGGCATAACTAACTATGACTAAACTCCAAGAGGAATTTGAACAATTTGTAAAAGGAAAACACCCAGGACTGGAGTTTCGGCCTCAACAAAAAGAGGCAATACTTGATATAATCTCTGCATATAACAATGATCCTAATGGTATCTACTTATTAGATGCCCCAACTGGTTCAGGTAAATCAGTAATTGCAATGGTGTTTGCAGACTTTCTTGCATTTAAAGGCAACCGTGGTTATATTCTTGCATCTGATCTTTCGCTACATGAACAATACGTAAAGGACTTTCGTAAACTACAGTTATGGAATTGGGGTAATATCAAGGGTGTTGATAATTATAAGTGCGTAGTTAATGACGAAAAATTTTCAATAGGCGAATGTAAAAGTAAAGGAACTTCATATGAAGCTGCTGAATCATTACCATGTTTTAAACAATGTGGGTATTTAACATCACGTAAAAAATCAATTAAATCTCCAATTGCACTACTTACTTATCCATATGCCTTAATTCAAAGAAATTATGTTGAGGATAAGCAGCAAGGCAAAGGTAAAGGCTCTCCATTTCCACAAAGAGATTTTGTAGTTTGCGATGAGGCTCATAAATTATTAGATATTGTACAGAGCCACTTTAGTCCAATAGTATCAAAGGAAATTGTAAAGAAGGCTGAAAAATTATTGGAGGGACTTGGCGATATTGGTCAAGCTGTACCAAAAATAAATCTTGAAAGACTTGAGAAAATAATAGACCGCATTTATGCAGATGATGATCAAGCAAATTTACTTAAGCTATTAAGAGAAGTTACTAAAGTACTTGGCGAAGTTATGAAAGCAACTGGCCCTCTTAGAGAAAATGCCTCAGCTGACTTTATTGAAGGTAGCGTTCCACTTGAATGGCTTGCGGTTTTTAACCTAGCCGACTGGTGTAAAGACGTGCACTGTAAACTTGAAGACTATTGCGAAATTGTTGGAAAGGTTGGCGTTGAAAAGCTAATTAAAAACCCTGGAGAAAAAGCCTTGGTTTTTAACTGTATTGACGAGTACTACTTATTAAAAAAGCACTTCTATACTAAATTTGGGTTTAAGTTGTTAATGACGGCTACTATGGGTAACCCTAGTGACTTCATGAGAAATCACGGTATCAAGTCAGCCAAGTACTTTAAAATAGAGAGCCATTTTAATTGGGAAAAGTCGCCAATCATTTTTTATCCAGGTAAAAAAATGTCAACCCGATTTCTGGTTGATAATATGCAATGGGCGATTGATACGGTAACCCGAATTGTCCGAGAGCATTCTGAGGACTCTGGGATCATTCATTCCGGTTCATATGAATTGAATACTAAGATTTGGACAGGGCTTCCTAAAGACGTTAAGAAACGCATTTTACTCTATAAAGGTTCTGAAGAAAAGGACCAGGCTCTAAAGAAAATGAGCAAAAAGAAAGGGCTTGTATTAATGGGGCCTTCTATTTTAGAAGGTTTAAATATGGTAGACGACCAGAGCAGATTTCAAATTTTTTTAAAGGTTCCGTATCCACATCTTGGCGATAAGTATGTTGCTGCTAAACTGGAATATTCGCAAGCTTGGTATAACTGGAAGACTGCAATTGGGGTATTGCAAGGAGTCGGTCGATCAATCCGTACGCCAGATGATTGGGCTATTACTTATTTACTAGATGGGTGCTTTGCTGATCTTATGAAGTCAGCTGGCGATCAATTTCCACCAGAATTTAAAGCCAGACTGAAAGTAGAGTATAAATAACCCTAAATACTAGGTAACTTTAATGTCTATACTTAACTGGGAATTATATCACCAAACTAAAGAAGTTAGTAAAATCTATACTACTTCAATATTTGAAGCAAAGAAACCTGAAACCTTTGAACAATTTGCAAGTAATCGACTTGCTGGAGCAATTAAGATTGCTGAAACTACCAAAGCAAAAGGCGGAGACTCTCTATTAACATATCAACACTATAAAGTTAAGTTACCGTATTATAAAAAGGCGGCAGCTGGTAAATTTAATATCCAAGAAGCTAAAGCTGAACTAAAAAAATTACACACCTACCTTCATGCAATCATTGATAAATTTGAGGCAAAGGGTCAAACTCCATTTCAACAAGTAATGGGAAAGATTGAAGTAGTTGGTGAATTAATAATTAAATACAATGAAACACATTAAATTATTTAGCGGTTGGATAAATGAGGCATTAACCGCTGATCAAATAGCTAATCAAATTCAAGCCGCAATTTCTGGCAATGGAACAGAAGAATTTGATTTAAGTACTGCAATTAAGTTAATTCCAGATGCAGAAACAATGGTTAAAGTAAATCAAGCTTTAAAATTGGGAATGCAAACTAAGAGTTGGGAATATGGTAGTATAGGTGATGCAGTTAATGGCGAACTTGGTATATTTGATCAAACTTATAAAGATCAAATATCTGCACATATTAAGAATATAAGCGCAAAAAAATACTCAGGATCAGTTAGTAATACTCAGTCAACCATTGCTGCTAATAAAGCAGTATTAGTTGGTGGACTAAATGATCGGCCCGGAGATAAACCAACTGCTGAACAAACCTCTATATTAAGTAAATCAACCGGTCTTCCATTAATGAAAGGGTTTGATTATGATGAAAGTGATGATACCATATTGAGGTATTTAAAATCTAACCCAGGTATTCCAGTGTTTTTATTTAGTGCCGGCTGTAAAAAAGCAGAAGTTTTAAGTAACTCAGCTTATGTTAATAAAAACCAGTTATATATTATTGAACCATTTGCCTCAAGTAAAACTACAAAAGACATTATTAATAAGGCCGTTAATAATGGAGTTCCTGCAAAGAATGTGTATGTTGGGAAAAACTCATCAAGAGGGTACGGTGTGGTTAGCGGAACCTCTGATTCCAAAGCAAAACTTCATTGGGACGCACTTGTATCCGTTGGTAATATGGTATCTACTGAGTTAAATAAAAGTACTATTTAAAAAACCAAAATATGAAACACATTAAATTATTTGAAGATTTTGATCTAGATAAATTTCTAGAAAATCCTGATAAAGAATTATCAAATGATGATTCTCCTGAAATTAATATTGGCAGTTATGTTGACTCGTATAGAGGTAAGGGTCGAGTTGTTGATATGGACGATAGTTTTGCAACAGTTGAATTACATAATTCAAAAGGAAACCGGGTAAAGGTTCCACTATTTGCTCTAACTAAAATTTCAAGTAATACAATTGAAACAGCTAAAGTAGGAGATTCTAAAGCAGAACTTGCTGAGCTTGTTAAACAAGGTACCGAATATTTAGATTATCTTAAATCAGTTGAAGACTATTCAGATGATGAAGACTCTTTTAGTGGTCAGATTAATTTTGATACTCTATTAAGTTTTATTCAAGATACAGTAGTTGAGGTAATTTCAATTAAGAATAATGATACGGCATACGATTCATATAATGAATATCATCATTTAATTAATATTGTTGCATCACTAGCTGATGTAATTCAAACAGTAAGACCTGATTTAACTGATGAAGTTGATGCAGCTCTTGAAAATTTTCCAAGCTAATATGAAAGCCTTAAGTTTTAATCAATTCATAAATGAAAATCAAGATAACGATGATTTAAAACAGTTAGCTGATCTTGGACTGTATACTCCAATTGCTGAAATTGTATATCAAACATTAATAGAAAAAACAGACTTAGCCGATTTTATGACACTAGAAGGGGATTCTATTCTGTTTAGATATGATTGGATTATGGAGCCAGCAGACTCATTAGCAGTAATGGGTTTTGATGAAGCAGAAAGTCGCGACATCATTCGTAAATTAGGTATGGGCCCAAACGACTTTTTTGGACTAATTGATATAGTTTTAGATTTTAATAAAATGACAATTAGTGTTCACTCTGATATTAATCAAAGACCTCTTAATTTTGAAGATGAGTATTCGCATGAAGGCCCAATGTCTAACTATGTAACCGTATTAGATGACTATTATGGAAAAGCGTCAACTGGCCGCCCAGCCGGTCCAAAAGAGATAGCAGATGAACTCGTAAGGATGTTTTTGGTATGGAGTTATCAAGAAGACCCATTTGGAATTTGGATAAATATTAATACAATTATTGAAAAAGAGATTAAGAATAGGCTTGAAAGAGCAAATCATGAATCTAGTGAAGATTCTTAGTATTTAAGGTTTCACCCCAAAGTGGTGACCTTTGCCTGATAAATAATAAAAAAATCAAGAATAATGGCAGACATCGCACAACAATTTGCTGGATTACCTATTGAAGATCTTATTGTATCTCCAATCATTGGTATGGCAAAAGGACAAGCAAAATTAAACGACGTAACCTGGAAATATATTTCAGAAGTTGCATTCGTAACGGACAAAGACGGCAAAACTTCAGCTCGCTCTTTAGACGTTGAAATGAACCGAGTAGTAACAGACGGTACTACTGGCGAACAAACAGTTCAAACACTTTATTCAAAAGTTCCAATGTTACCATTGGTTCCACTTCCTTCATTGGCTATTACCTCAGCTGATATTGAATTTACAATGGAAGTTAAAACGTCTGAAGTAGACAAATCAAGTACTGATACTGAAGCATCTATTTCGGCTTCAGCTTCTGGCGGATTTTGGGGTATGAAATATTCAGTTAGCATGGCAGGTAAAGTGTCAACTCATAAAGAGAACACACGTAGCACTGATAATTCAGCAAAATACAATGTAAAAGTACATGCTGAACAATTACCAGCAACTGAAGGTATGTTGAAATTATCTGATTACCTAACTCAAATGTTAGAGCCATCATTAATTCCACTTACTGCTGATCCACAGTCTAAGTAATTAGAATAAGTAGATTTAACCAAAGAGGCTAGCTAAACACTAGCCTCTTTTTTTATAAACTAATTATTTTAAGTTAGTATAATAGAAAAGGAGTTTAACCCAAATAAGTATGGCAAGATTAAATATTGAAGAGCTAGTTGGAGGTTTATTAGAAGCCGCAATGGTAGCTCAAGGAATAAGCGAAAGGCAACATATTAATGCCCTTGCAAACTATTTTAATGAAGACGGTACACCTAAAGTTAAAACTTTTAAAATTGGGGAACGTGAATTGATTGTGCCTTTGTATATTATGGCAGACCATTCATCAATTGGACTTGACGAGTTGGATATTGAATTTGAAGCCAGATTAATATTTGGAAATAGTGATAAAGAAGTGTCTGATCTTAAACGATCCCTACTTGGACTATTTAGGAAAAAGGGTTATGAGCATAATATTAACGGCATTGAAGTAGATTCAGGTAAAAATACAGATGGTTCCGGAATGTCAAAAATTCGGGTTAAATTCAAATCAGATACTAAACCTGAAATGATTGCTAGACTAGTTGATGCCTATATTCAAAAACTTGAGGATTCCTCAAATCAAACCCCATAAGTATGGCTTTACCTTGTCCAGCATGTAGAACTCCACTTGGCATTGATTTGGCTTTTATAATGAAGCACCCAGTCTCAGTTTGTCCAAACTGTCAAGTAATTTTAGACTTTTCAGTAAATGATGAAATCAAGAAGAAATTTAGTGCAGCCATGTCTGAGATTGATGATATTAAAAAGAAATACAAGAGTATTGCAAAATTCGGATAAATTAACAAATAAATTATGACTACTAAAGTAACAGTTACAATTGAAAAAATCCGTGAATTAGTAGCGGAGTTCCCAAATGATATGCAATTAGGAGAAGCTGTCCGTAAGCTAATTGTTCATGGAATTGATTCAATTGTATCAACTAAGTCAACAATAGTTACTAAAACTTTTGACCATAGTAAAAGTAATTAGGTTTAGTATAGAGTTGATAAATAACCTAAAATTATCAAGCTATTTTGAATATTCTTAAGTTTAATGACTTTTTGCTGCTTGAGGCCAGTTTATCCAAACATGCAGATAAACGAATAACCGAACGTATTAAAGAAAGTCTAAAGGATGGAACTTCCATTGACTTTCCAATTGAAGCACGCAGGAAAATTGCACTAACTGGCAGATCTCTTGCAGATGTGTCAAATGAGGCAACTCTGCTAATCAAAGACGAGTTTATGCGTCGTCTTACTAATAGAATAGAGCGCCCAGATTTTCCAGACGGTAACCGAATTGTTGTATTATTAGATCCACAATTAAAATACGGTCGTGATACTTTTCCAATATCAGTATCAGTTACCTCAGAAACAGAAATAATCAATAAGAAAACTGGTAAAAAGGAAATAATTAAACGCACATATACTGGAGAAAGATTGTGTATCTATATTGCAGATAATGTAATGACCACAGTTAAAGTGTTACCTGCAAATTATACGGATATTGAAATTGAAAAGGATTCACGAAATCATTTTGATAATAAAAATATTGAAGCGGGTAATATTACAGTATTATCAGGCGACGCTGAATATATTATTGAATTGGATAAAACTGGAGAAATTAAGCATCGCACAGGTCAAGTATATTCAGGTCATGGTATTGTTACTGAAAAAGAATTTGCATTAACAACCGGTCGTAATATTAAAGTAAGCCTAGCATTTAGAAAAGATGAAAATTTAACAGAAGTTGAAGTACGTTCAATACTTAACCGGGAATCTGCTAGAACTGATAAATTTATTAAAATTGAAGTAGTAATATTTGACATAGTAATATTACCAGATGGAAAAAAAGAGATTAAAAGTACAAAAGTTCCAAAAACCCTAAGGGCTGGTGACCTAATTTCACTACCAATTGGCCCAGGTGGTAATTGGCAAAACTGTCAAGTGGCAGATAGTCTTTTTGTAGACTATGCAAATCGCGGAGGAGCATTTTCACTTAAATATAAATAACTGGTCGCTGCCCAAATAAATAACTAAAAAATATACGCAAGTAATGAGTAAAATTATTAAATCATATCCAGAGTTTTTAGCTGAAAACTTAAACCAAAATGAAGGATTTAGGGATATTGCAAAAAAGGCAGTAGGCTCAATTAAAAAATTCTTTGGAAATGGCGCAAACTATTTAACCGCACTAGCTGCCCAAATTAGTGGAAAGCAGTCAAATGATGGTGCTGATGATACAATTCCATATGGTGTAACAATTTACCCAGCAGCATCTGATTTACAAGAAATTGGAGCAGATAATAATTACTCGCCGGAAGGGCTTGATGAAAATTTAATAGATGAAGAAGCTGTTCCATTAGAAGCTGGCGAAAGTATTGGTGGAGTTAGAAATGTTGACTATGATGGTTTAATGAGAATTGTTAAACGAATTGCAAATAATCCAGATAAAGGAGAAGAAGCACCACTTATGATTTGGGGAGCTCCCGGTATTGGTAAAACTGCAATTGTTAAACAGGTTCAAAAAATGCTAGGCGGTAGAATGATTGATGTTCAATTAACTACGTATGCACCAGAAGATTTCTTTTTACCAGTAGTTGATCCAGCAACTAATGACAATATAATGAGTCGTAGAGCTTCAAGGGTTCCACAAAAATGGTTACCTGTATATAATGAAAGTGAAGGAGACGAAGGTAATACAAAAGCAAATGGCCCAGACGGAATGGGTGGAATGATATTTATGGATGAGTTATCCAGAGCATCTGAAGCAATTAGAAATATTGCCCTAAAATTTGTATTAGACAGAGAATTAGACGGAGGTTGGAAATTAGGAAGCAAATGGACAATATTTGCAGCGTCTAACCGTCAAGAAGATGATTTAACAAATTCTCAAGATTTTGGTACCGCATTAGGTAATCGTTTTCAACAGGTAAATTACGTGCCAGATACTAAGACTTATGGAAAATATGCATCAGCTCAAACTGATTCAAGTGGAGTTGATACATTTGACCCACTTATTATATCATTCTTACAATGGTCTAAAGGTAAAGAATTTTTTCATAAAATGGATGCAAGAGCGGTTGCCTTTCCTAGTCCAAGATCTTGGGAAAAAGCTGCAATTGCTTGGAAAAATTTGAAAAAAGAAGCAGAGGCAGAAGGTTATCAATTAAGTGATAAAATGATTGAAGATGAAGCTCTAGCTCCAAATGTTGGAACTGAAGCAGCTACTGCATTTATTGCATACTATCTTTTATCTAAGAAAATTGACTTAAAGAATCTTTATAAAGTTTATACTGAGCCAGATAATGCACCACTTCCATCAAAAACCAGAAATGATGATTATGAATTGGACGTTGCATACATCTTAGCTTCAGCAATTGCATATGAGCATAGAGGTAAAAAATTAGATAATACTGAAATTGAAAATGTAGCTAAATATGCAATTCGAATTAATAATCCAACTGTTGCAATGCAAATAATGGGTGCACTAATTGAAATTCACCCATACTTAAAGACTTCCGGTACTCCAGAATTTGAAGCTTATCGTATTGCAATGAGACCGTTTTTAGCAGCATATCCGGGTTCAGCAAAGGATATTCAAAATTTAGAAAACTAAAATGAAGAAATTATTGGATTGGAATGATTATCATAAGTATGCAGATTTTACAAAGTCTGACTTGATACTTGAGGCAGAAGAGTCTGATCCAGTGTTAAAGAAGGTAAAAATAAAAGTAGATTATGCAATTAGAAAAGTTGCAGTTAAATATAAATTTTTTGCCGATCTTACTTATAAGTTAAGAATTATCTACACTAGACAGATTAAAACCGCAGCCGTTGATGGAACAAATATGTTTATTAATCCAGACTTTTTTGAACCGCTAACTGAAGATCAAATTGTATTTATTGTATGTCATGAAGTTATGCACTGTGCACTATTTCATTTTGCACGTATTCAAGGTAGAGATGGATATCGCTGGAATATTGCTGGCGACTATGAAATAAACTGGTTATTATCAGAAGATGGAATTCTATCATATGACGAGATTAAGAATACTTTACGCGGTATGATTGAAAAATCCTATGCTGGTAAAAATGCTGAACAGTTATACGAAGATCCGGAAATGATAGTTCCACCAAAGGAAGAAGATCAAGAACAAGACACTACTGCTGGAGGTCAACAAGACGGAGATCCTCCTCCGGGTGGTGGAGGTAAAAAACCCAAAGAGGGCTTATTTCCTGGCAATATTATATACGACAAATCTAGCGGATCTTATGGTAAAGTTAATTCAATTGATAAAACAACTGGTGAAGTTGATTTTTCACCATTAAGCAAACAAGAAGCTGAAATTGAATTGAAAAAACTTAAAGCTTAATAATATGAAAACAAACTTATCTAATATAGTTAAATTAGTAAATCCGAATGGTGCAAAAGGCGGAGGCAAAGGAGAAAGTGGAGAAGAATCAACTGATAATGGTATTGAAACTAAGACCTTAGAGAAACCTGAAGAATTAGGCGGTGGTACTGGAGAAGAAGAAGAAGAAGGTAAAGAAGAAGAAGGTAAAGAAGAAGAAGAAAAAGAAGGTTCTGGAAAAGGTAAAGGTAAACCTGGAAAAGAAAAAGGCAAAGGCTCAGGTGAAGGCGAATCTGAAGGAGATGGGCCAATGGTAGATGCAGATGATATTAATAATATTGAATCAAATAAAAATGTTGTTGTTCGAAATGATGTCCGTGCAGGAAAAGGCCAAGGTAAAGTAGTTGGACGAGGCACAGGCGAAGTTATTTCACCAGCTGAAGGTAATCGTATTGCTAAATCAGAAGGATATGATGAGCGTAGCCCACGTACAGAAGAGGAATGGAAGAAGGATGCAAGAACATCGGCTCAAACAAATCTTTCTAAACGAACCAAAAACATTGGTAGCGGAGCAGGAGCAATATATCAAAGGATTATGGAGCTTACTGATCCAATTGTAGATTGGCGAGCTGAATTACGTAGATTTATAGGTAAACTTGCAAGTTCATCAGATTTTAAATTTCCAGCACGAAGATCAATTGGGTCAGGTGATTATCGCTATGGTATTAAATCCAAAAATAATGCTCTGGAAAATGGAATAATTGCAATTGACGTAAGTGGATCAATTGCATCGGCTTTTCCAGAACTATTAGCTGAGGTTGTTGGAATTGCAAGCGCAAAGAAAATAAAGGAAATATCAGTTTTACCATGGAATGATAGAGTAGTTACTCCAGTAATATTTAAAAATTTTAAAAAACCAACCCCAGTTGATTTTGAAAAGGTTTCAACTGGTGGAGGTTCAAATGGAATGCCGGATGTTATGCGCTGGATTCAGAATAATGTAAAAGATCGCCCAGACTTTGTAGTTATTATAACGGATGGATTTATTCCAACTCTACCTACTGCTCCTAAATGGGGTAGGAAAACCATTTGGCTAATATTTGATAATAACTCATTTGATGTACCTGCCGGTTGGGGTCAAGTTATTCATGCAAAAGGCGATGAACGCTATAAATAAAAACTTTTTAACTAATTAGAGTTAAATAATACTGGAAACATAGAGCCTCGCTCTGTTTGTCTCGGGTTTACGAGCCCTTGAGTAATCAATAGAAGGTTACAATGAGATAAGCATAAAATAACACAACTCTTATGTACCAACAAAACATCACAACTAGTGGGTCTACTGCAGTTTACACAAGCTTCAGTAATCCACAACCATCTGCAACAATCACAAAAGGCAGAGGAAGACTAAAAACCTACGGGTCAAATGTCTATTTAAAAGACGGTTCAAATTTCGAAATTGAACTCTACAATCCAAAAACAACATCAGTATTAGCAAAAATCTGGGTCAATGGTCAAGTACTATCGGCTGCCGGTATTGTGATAAGACCTGGGCAAAGGGTCTATCTGGAAAGATTCATTGATGTTGCTAAAAAATTCAAGTTTACAACATATGAGGTTGATGACTCTAGCCAAACCAAATTAGCAATTGCAAATAATGGTAAGGTTGAAGTTCTGTTCTATGATGAATCTATTTCATATCAACCTCCGGTAATGCTTTATGGTAATACAATTACAACCAATTACTATAATCAACCTAGCACGTTAACTGTTGGCGGAAGCGCTGGCGTCTTTACCTGCAGCTCAAGCATTTCAGCTAACTCAGTTGAGACGGGTATTGTTGAAAAAGGCGGAAGTTCTAAACAGCAATTTTCTAATACCTATGGTAATTTTAACTCATGGACTTGTGCAACCAGTACCTGGCAAATTTTACCAGAAAGTAAAAAACCCGTTGAAATGGGAGAAATTCGCTCCTATTGCACAGGCTGTGGAACCCGCCATAAAAAAGCAACTTGGAAATTCTGCCCTAATTGTGGAATTCCAGTAACTGAATAACAATTAGTCCTAAGCGAGGCTCTATTTGTTCCAGTTTGCAAGATAAATAAACTTAAATTATTTAATAAAATGGAAACAAGTCATAGTAAAATTTTAAGCTTTGAAGAATTTACTCAATCAAATACTAATCAAGAAATGGAAATGCCTATGGGTATGGGCAATGGATCACAAGATTCACAAGAAATGACTGCTGAATTACCGCTAGGTAACAATAATGAACCAGTACCAGCTAAATCTCCTGAAAATGGAGAAACTGATCATGCTCTTTCTATGAATATGATGACTGATACTGAGCCTAAGATTGAAGTTGAGCCAAGTGAAAAAGAAGCTGGCGCAGAAGACTCTACTCTTTAATTAAAAAAAGCAAGTTCACAAATAATGAGTACTTCCAGAAATAGAGGCACGCAAGAGGTTGATTCAATGATGAATGATATTCTTGATGCCCTAGACATTATTAAAGCCAAGTTGCCAAATGGTGAACTTAAAGTAATACAAGAAAGGATCGAAAATATCGAATCGTCTCAGGGCGATATGAAAGAAGATCTACGTAATATCCGAAAGCAATTACTTGATCCAGAAGATGGAATTATTGTTCGAGTAAATAAAAACACAGAATTTCGTAAACGAAAAGAAGAAGATGCTCGAGAGTTTGCTAAAATATTAGACGAACATAAAGAGCTTATGTCATGGAAGGGCACAGTAACCAAATTACTTTGGATTATTGTTACCGCAGTTGTTGGGATAGCCGTTGGTTTAATATTTAGATTAGGATAACGGTTCTTTATTTTTTTTTTGAAAAGTCCCAATTTGTTGGGACTTTTTTTGTTTTATGTAGTATAATAATACAAATCAAACATGAAACATTATTTTAAAATATTAGCACTGGCCCTAATTATGGCAGGCTGTAGTCAACCAAAGGTTGAAAAGGTTACACTTGAAAAGCACGCAATTGTTGAAGTATTTAAACAGGCTCCAATTAGTGTACATGATTATCTTTCACCGAGATATTATGCAATTCTTGAAAATGGAGATACCGTACCAGTAAGATCAAGAACCCAAAAAGGCGATACTATTACATACAAATATATTAAATATGCTAAAGCCTCGAATTAGTGAAGATGCCATATATAAAGAGGCAATCAAAGAGAGAGCACTACACTATCTTGAGAATTATCAAGGGTTAGATATTGTGAAGTATTTAGAATTTTATGGAACTGGCCTAATCTTATCAGATATGGTACGTTTATATGGAGTCAAACACGTAGTTAACCATTTGACTATTATGATTAATGAATTAAAATAAAAAACAAATAAAAAACAATGAAAAAACTAATTTTTATATTAGCGATTGTATTATCGAATACAGTAAACGCGCAAACTAAGTTTTCTGACCATGCCCAGCCTACTTTTAAAAAAGACACTCTATATCTTTTATGTGATGATCCTATGTCAATTCAAACCTATAAAATTTGGTTACAGGATACAACCTGGAAAGGCGTCAACCCAGTAATAAATTGGGTAGATCCAAAACAAATGAAATTAATTAAAGTTATGTATGCAACTACCCGTAAACGTAGAGATAATTCAAGTTTAGATAATAGCTATACACCAATTAATGTAAATGACTATGGCCGCAACTAGTAAACATTACGGAGATGTAGCTCTTTGGATTAAAAAGGTAATTGACTCATGCGAGACTCAGGAACAAGACCTAGCTGCTAGAAAATTAATAGCACAATTCATGGTAGTCCATCATGATTTAGAATTTGTGGTATTAAACAAATTAACTAGGGACCTTAGTATGAGGCTTGATGATAGAACAATGGACCGATTGGAAAATATTCAATTTCACTAAAGCATGCCAATATTAATTAAATTACACGAGGACGGTGGAGAAGAGGTCAAAGAACAAGGTGCTCGAGTTGAAGCCATTGCCTGGAATGAGGACCGCACTTATAAAGAAGTGGTTGGTAGTGAGCCGGTTATCGGATGTTCTATGCTAGTTGGATCAGTTACAGCACGGTCATACTCAAATCAAGATTATTGGCTGACAACTAAAGTAACTGAAATACTTGAAAAACAGCTAGACTCAGCAGGTCATATTGACTTTGTAAAGTTTAGGACTGAAAAGTCAGTATATGTACTGGTTGGAGATCTAGAAGAATGGAAAAAATATAAAAATAATATCTCTAAATAATATGAACACTGAAAAACAAGTAGGCGACATTACTCATGGAATTGCAGCAGTTACCAAAGATGAAAAGGATGGCTCAATTTTTGTTTACCACTTTTGCGGCTATTTTGAAGAACCTAGTTTAGCTGATTTTGAAGCATTAAGAAAAGAATTAGAAACTGATGCTGAGTTTGGATTGGTTGGCATGGACTTTGAGTTAATTGCAGCAACTGAAGACATGATAAATCACGTGAAGAATGAAAGTAATATTTCTTGATCATGATGGCGTTATTTGCTTAGCAACTGAATGGGGCGGCAGACTTAAGAAGCGACATAAAGCTGGATATAAGAGAAATAATAATGCTAAAGATATGCCACTTGATTTTCGTTTTGATAATTTTAATCAAAAGGCTATTGATATTCTTAATGATATTATCGATCAAACTGGAGCAGAGATTGTTGTAAGTTCAGATTGGACACGTTGGGCAACCGTAGAAGAAATGGGAGAGTATTATGAATCTAAAGGTATTTGTAAAAAACCTATTGCATTTACTCCAACCTTAAGTAATTGTACTTGGCATAATGAATCAGTATTTGTATGGAGTCCAAAATGGGATCTTGAACAAACTCGAGCAGTTGAAATTAGGCAATATTTAATAGACCATCCAGAGATTACTAATTGGGTTGCAGTTGACGATCTTAATATGGGAGCTCCGTATACTGACTTAACTTGGGGAGATACTGATAGAGAATGGGGGCTTAAAAATTTCGTATTGACTCCAAAATCTAAAGAAGGTATTAAACAGTCTGGCATTAAAGAAAAAATCTTAACATTTTTATTATGAGCACCGAAACAATTGTTACTAAGCAAGATGCAAAATACAGCAGAAATGCTTATCTTAAAATAGTAGATGATAAAGTTGTATTTGACTGTTCAGATACTGAGTATGGGCCAATCGAATTTGACTTAGCCTTATTAGAAGAAAAAATTAAACAACACAAATCACAATATGGAAAATAATGAACTTGGCTTAATTGAACAAATTGCAAAAGAAGGTGCAATTCAAACAGTTCAAGCATTAGCATCAGCTCAACAAATGGGCATGGTTACTTCGCAAGAAGACTTAACTCGACTACTTCAATCTGGCATGGAAGTTGTAATTGAAGAGTATATTCAAAGAATCGAAAATCAATCTAAAATTATTCTAAATGAAGCTGGAAGTATTCGAAAAGATAGTAACTCAAATTAAGGACCAACAAGAAAAAAGTAGAACTCTTTATCGATTAGGAGTTGACTTGATGGACTATGAGGAGTCTTATAGTGCTACTATTACTTTATTACTTAGAGCGTATTATGGAAAGGAGGCAGAGGATTGGATTTCTTGGTTTATTTATGAGAGGGATGATTTATCTGAAGAGCCAAATCAAGCTTGGGATAAAGACGGTACTCCAATTTGTTATGATATTCCAAGTCTTTGGAAATGTGTTGAGGAAATGAGATGCTCAACTGATTTTGTTGAATACGGTCTTGAAAAAACTAATCTTGACCTATTTGAATCTATTTTTGGCAGGCCTCATTAATATTTAGTATAATAGTCATATGATACAATTAAATCAAAATAAACAGGTTGATACGGTTAGTCGAATGCATAGATTTAAACGGCTATCTCAATTATTGGCACTTCGCATAACTAAAGCACTTGATCCAACTACGATTAAATCAGCTAACTTTGATAATAGCGAACGTGAAGCTTCTAGTGTTTTTAAAAAAATGATTAAATTATCAACTAGTGAATTATTAATTAGTCCATTACTTAATAAACAATATGTTAAAAATGAAGATAATCGTATTTTAATAATAATGGATCAAACTGAACTTACGGTTATTAATCACGTATTTGGTTATAATATTAACCTTTCACCAAAAACTTACAAAACTTTGTATAATGCTTTTATTAGAGAAGTTGAAATCAGGCGAAATGAAATGGAAGCTAGTTTTAGAAATAATATCAAACATTCATTAAAAACCTTAATTACTAAAATCGATGAACAAGTTTAATAAGTTATTCATAATTGGTGCAAGTATTATTATAATAGTAACGGCACTAGTACTTACAGGTACAGTATTTGCAATATTTAAACCTCAATCTAATAAAGTTATATTAGGAGTAGACCAGATCCAGCATGATACACTTAGAATTCAAACTAAGATTATTATTCATGATACGCTAAGGATCCCAGTTTCATGTAAAAAACAGCATTGTGAAGTACCTGTAACTAACCCAAGTTCAAGTACTCCAGATACAATTAAAAAACAAATAGATTAATTATGGAAGTAGGATTTGCAGATACATTCTTTGATAGTTTCAAAAGAATGATTAATAGAGAACGTTGGTATTGGAAAACCTGGGATTTTCTTAGATATGATTTACCTAGAGGTTTAAAAAATATGCGGATGTTTCATAAAGCTATCTGGAATTATACATGGTGGAGTGGTCAACATGCAGTATTACCATTACTACAAGTTGCGCTTGATAATATAGCAATCCGAATTGAAAGAGACGGAATTGAAGAAGAAACCAGCTCAGGTAAAAAGGTTAAAGCTATGAAACGTGCATCAGAACTTATGCAACACTTTATTGCTGATGATTTTATCCAAATGGCTGAGGCTGAATTAGGCGAAATCATACATCATCCTTGGGAATTTGAAGAAGTTCCAGATAAACCTGGATATTCTCAATTAGTAGATCACAATACGGCAGAAGAAAGTGAGCACAATAGTAAAGTATTTGCAAGATCCCGTGAAATTGAAGAACAGGAATGGGCCGAATTATGGCACTTAATAAAAGGTCAAGATTATTCAAAATTTGAAAGGACTTTAGAAGATAGTGATCATCAAACGGTATCTGATACTTGGCAAAAACAATTTGACGGCAGCGGATTACGAGGCTGGTGGGACTAATAAAATAACTACAATACATATACATGGCAAAACAGAATAGCAAAACCGGCAAAACACCAATGCTTGATTCATTTGGTAAAGATCTTACTCAACTTGCCTTAGAGGGTAAATTAGATCCAGTAGTTGGCAGAGAGAAAGAAATACGTAGATGCAGTCAAATATTGGCTAGGCGAAAGAAAAATAATCCTCTCTTAATTGGAGAACCTGGAGTAGGTAAAACTGCAATTGTTGAAGGTCTTGCTACCATGATTATTGATAAAACCTGTCCAAGAGTTCTATTTGATAAAAAAATAGTAACACTTGAATTAGCAAATTTGGTAGCAGGTACCAAATATAGAGGTCAGTTTGAAGAGCGCATGGAACAAATAATAGAAGAGGTTCAGGTAAATCCAAACGTTATTCTATTTATTGATGAAATTCATACCTTAATTGGAGCAGGTTCAGCAAGTGGATCACTAGATGCAGCAAATATCCTAAAGCCAGCTTTGAGTCGTGGAGAAATTCAGTGTATTGGTGCAACAACAATAGATGAGTTTAGAGGATCAATTGAAAAAGATGGTGCTCTTAGCCGCCGATTTCAACAGGTTATAGTAAATCCATCTACACTAGAACAGTCACGTCAGATCATTGAAAATATCCGATCTAAATACGAAGATCATCATTCAGTTAAGTATACTGATGAGGCCTTAGATGCATGTGTTGCATATAGTGACCGATATTTACAGGACAGATTTTTACCAGATAAAGCAATTGACTTAATGGACGAAGCTGGGGCAGCAGTCCATATCAATGGAGTAGTTGTGCCAGACGCAATTAAGAAATTAGAAGAGAAATTTGTTGAGGTAAGTGCTAAAAAACAAAAAGCAGTTGAGGCACAACAATACGAAGCGGCAGCAAAACTTAGAGATGATGCTCTTAAAGTAATGAAAGATATTGATGATGAAAAGATTCAATGGGAAGAGTCATTAAAAATTAATAGGTTAACTGTATCAGAAGAAGATATTGCAAATGTTGTTGCAATTATGACAGGCATACCAGTTACCCGACTAAAGGGCTCTGAACTTGAAAGATTAGCAACAATGGCTAAATGGTTAAAGGAAAGAGTTATTGGGCAGTCTGAAGCAGTTTCTAAATTAACTAAAGCAATTCAGCGCTCAAGAGCAGGTCTTAAAGCTAAAAATCGCCCAATTGGTACATTCATGTTTCTAGGTCCAACTGGAGTTGGTAAAACTGAATTAGCTAAACAGTTAGCAAAATTTCTGTTTGATACAGAAGACTCCCTAATCAGAATTGATATGACTGAATTTGGAGAAAAATTTACAGCATCAAAATTAATAGGAGCTCCTCCAGGCTATGTTGGATATGAAGAAGGCGGGCAGTTAACCGAAAAAGTAAAACGTAAACCTTATTCAGTTATCCTACTAGATGAAGTTGAGAAAGCCCATCCAGATATTTTCCATACCTTATTACAAGTGTTAGACGAAGGCCATATGACTGATGGTCTTGGCCGAAAAATAGATTTTAAGAATACTGTAATTATTATGACTTCAAATTTGGGAGTTAAGGAATTACAAGATTTCGGTGGAGGTATTGGATTCTCATCGTCAACTCCATTTGAACAACAAAAAGAATTGGCGTCAGGTATTTTAAGAAAAGCGGTTAGTAAACAGTTTGCACCAGAATTTATTAATCGACTAGATGATATTATTATATTTGAGTCCCTAAAGAAAGAGGATGTTGCTCAAATAATCGAAGTTGAATTGTTAGATCTTTATTCAAGAGTAAAAGAAAATGGTTATACTGTTGAATTAACAAAGTCCGCAAAAGAATTCTTAATTGAAGCAGGTTATGATCATAAATTTGGAGCTCGTCCATTAAAAAGAGCTATTCAAACTCATGTTGAAGATCTTATAGCTGAAGCATATATTGACGGTAAAATTAAAGATGGAGATCACTTAGTGATTAACCATAAGGCTAAAGATACAAAGTTAACTATTAAATAATGAAGATACTTGTAACTGGCGATCAGGGATTTATCGCAAAAAATCTAATAGGTAAATTAGATAAAAACTTGACGGTTTATGGAATAGACGTTAATGATTTTATGGTGGTTGACGATTGGCAAAGCCAATTAATTGATATTGTTGCAAGCTTATCGCCTGACGTAATATTTCATGTTGGAGCATGTTCTGATACGCTAGAACAGAATGTAAATTACATGATGAATCTTAATTATGAAGCCACTAAAATATTATCTGAATATTGTTATATGGCAAATTGTAAAATGATCTATTCATCATCTGCTGCAAACTATGGGGTTAATGGAAAGAACCCATCTAACCTATATGGCTGGAGCAAATATGCAGCTGAAGATATAGTAAAAGCAAAGGGCGGAATTGCACTTAGATATTTTAATGTGTATGGACCTGGTGAAGAACATAAAGGCAAAATGGCATCAGTTGCATATCAATCATGGTTAAAAAGTCAAGCTGAAGAAAGGGTAATATTGTTTCCAAAGAAACCAACTAGAGATTTTGTTTATGTTGATGATATTGTTTCTGCAAACTTACATGCACTTGAGAATTACGAGCAATTTGCAGGCAATCATTTTGATGTAGGCAGCGGAGAGTCAAGATCTTTTGAAGAAGTTATGCAATTGATGCAAATACCATTTGAATACACTGAGGACTTAATAATTCCTAGCGGATATCAATTTTTTACAATAAGTAACAAAAATGAATGGTTACCTGGCTGGACACCTTTATGGACAATTGATACTGGAGTTCCAGCATATTTAGAATACTTAAAAAAATCAAAAGAAAATGGGTCATCAAATTAAACCAACCGTTTGTAAAGGTTGTGAAGTTCCAAAAGGTTGGGGCAAAGAAATTATAATTGAAAATAACGATAAGTACTGTGGCAAGATTCTACAATTTAACGAGGGTTGTAAATTCTCAATGCACTATCATTTGCTTAAGGATGAAACTTGGTATGTTAACTCTGGCATATTCATATACAGATGGATTGATACTGAAACGGCAGAAGTTCATGAGCAGCAACTTACGGCAGGTGATGTTGTTCGGCAGTTACCCGGACAACCTCATCAACTTGAAGCAGTGTTTGAAGGAGAAATATTTGAAGTTTCAACCACTCATATGGATGAAGATTCGTATCGAGTGTGGAAAGGTAATAGCCAAAAATAATTTAATAGCATGAAAAAAATTCTTGTAATAGGCGAAGCCTGTATTGATATATTTGAATACGGCAAATGTACTCGACTTAATCCAGAAGCACCAACTCCAATCTTTCAGTCAAACCATATTGAAACAAATGGTGGAATGGCAAGTAATGTATATGAAAATATCAGAAGCATTTCTGGAAATTGGGAAATTGATGTTGATTTTATAGGTCAAGCAAATGGAAAAATTACCAAACACCGATTTGTTGATATTAATTCAAACTATATTCTATTACGGGTAGATAATGATGGTCCAGTTGAACCACTTACAATTGGTTCACTTGATTCGGAAATTCTATATCAAATTACATCAGCCGATATTGTGGTAGTTTCTGACTATAATAAAGGCTTCCTAACTGAAGCCATTTTGGAAAGGATTGCACTACATTCCAAATTAAGTTTCATTGATACTAAAAAACCTCTTGGCTGGTGGGCTCATGATTTTAACTTTATTAAAATTAATAAAAAAGAATTTGAAAACCCAGCACATGACAAAGACTTTATTGACAGTAGTCTAGATAAGCTAATTATCACGCTTGGAGCAGAAGGCGCCAAATGGAACGGAACTCAAATATATCCACTTAACCCAACTGAAGTAAAGGATGTATCTGGTGCTGGTGATAGCTTTATTGCTGGTCTAGTGGTTGAATACCTAAAAAGTAATGATATTATTCAAGCTATTCAATTTGCTAATGTCTGTGCAGGTATAGCAGTTTCACAAAAGGGCGTAGTTTCAGTAGAGTGTCCAGATAAATAATTAAAAATATCCATATACAATGGGAAAATTTGGTAAAAATAAACTACCTAAGTTCATGAATACAGCTGACAATAGAATGGGTTCAAACCCTCACATCCAAGAGGACAACCAGGATGATGAAATGCAACCAGTAATAGTATCTATGGCTGGCCACGGAGATGACCATGCAATGATTGTAATTAAAACTAAAAGCGGCGAAGAATTAGAGCTTAGATTTGACTATGACGGTAATGGTATGCTAACGGCAACTCACAATGATCATGAGTATTCTATTCCAGTAGAAATTGAAGTAGTATCTGACGAAGATCACGAAGAGGAAGAGGTGCACATGAGCCCAAGCGGTAGAATGACAAATATGAGTCCAGCGGACGATGATTACGAAATTAATTACGGAAGAGCTGAAGAAGTTGATGAAGCCGCTAAAAAACTTAGTGCTAAACAGAAAAAGTTTCTAGATAAAGACGGAAATGGCGAATTAAACAAAAAAGATTTTCTATTACTAAATAAAAATAAGAAAAAGGATACTGAAGGTAAAGTTGCTGAAACTTTTGAAAGTTTTGTAAATGAATGCTGGACTCCTATTGAAGAAAGTTACAATCTAGCAATGTCAGAAGAGGCAAAGCGCGCAATTAAAGCATTATGTGAAGAAATGTTAATTCAAGAAGCTCAAAGATGTGATGAAGATGCTGACCCAATGCATACTTACGAAAATTACTTAAACGAATGCGGTTCATATATGACAGAGTGTATGATGGAATCAGCAGCTAGTCTACCTATAACCGAATCTACTTCATATAGTTGTGATACTTGTGGAGAACGTGCAGAACATGAAGAAATTGACGAGAATCCTAATATGAAATGCTCTAATTGTGGACATCGTAATTGGAGTCCAGAACAATAATCTTAATTAGTTAAATTAATAAAAAAGCTCGAGTAATCGGGCTTTTTTTATTTAGTCTGAACCTAGAATAAATAACCATATGAAATATTTAAAGATATATGAACATTTTATAGAAGAAACAACACTGCCGGGTGATGATATTCCTTCTGATGACTATGCAAAATCTGGAGCAGAAACCTATTGGCAGCTAGAAGATGGAACAATCGTACAGATTAATCAAATTATGAAGTTTTTAGATGATGAAAACATTCCAGTCGTTGAAATACCAACTGCAAAATTAAAACATCTATTAATAGACGTAGAAAGAAATCCATCCAGAGTTGAGGCCGCTAACCTTGATTTTCCAATTATAGTATCTACGTATAAAAATGAATATTATAGTATTTTAGATGGTCAACATAGATTAGTAAAATCTGTAAAAAACAAGATTAAAAAAATTAAATGTCGAGTTTTAGATTTAGAAAATTGCCCTGAAGAATTCAAAAAAGTATTTATTAGATAAATAACCATATGGATAGTTCAAAAATGTCATCTGGTGAAGTTACTGTTCCTGCAAGTTCGTTTAATCAACAAACTGACCGGAATATTCAACCGAGCCTAACTGGAATGAGCATTGGTGGAATACCAACTCACTGGTTATCAAGTCAACCTATTTCCAGACGTGATATGACAGCTAATACAACGCCACTTGGCTCAAATCCAAGAAGTTATAAGGTTATTAGATTTGAAGAATTCCATTCTGGTAAATACCAAGGTGATCCAGAAATTGATAAATAATAAAAAACAATTACTATGAGTAACAAAATTTTAAATTTCAAAGACTTTAAAACTGGTGGAAAACTTAGTGACCCAAAAACTGCAACTAGTGTAAAAGCAGCAGATCCAGTTAAAAAGGAAAAGTCAATAGACCAAGTAAAAAGAGCTGACTTAACTCACCCTAAGATTACTTTACCAGATTACACAAAAGTATCTAAAAACCCTATTCAAGAGAGCTCTGCTGATACTCAAGCACAGATTGATGTACTTAATCAGACAAAAGCACTTAGGGCTAAGGTGGCAGCTGCTGCAACGGAAGAAGAAAAGATTAAGTTATTGGCTCAAATCAAGCAAATTGAACTACAGGCTGAACAAAAGGCAGCTAAGGCTGTATAAAATTACTTAACTAAATGACTTTAGACGAATTAATATTAGATGTACAGAATGAATTGACATTTGCTAAAGCATTGCCGTATTCTATTCCTGAACAAGAGATTAAGCGTATTATTACAATTGCTGAAAGATATTTTTATGATAATTGGAAACACGCAGTTGAGCCAAGATATTTACTAATACCTAATACCGTATTTACAAATCCAGCATTTAAAGTTGACCGTTCAATTCTATTACCTGATTGTGTAGGATTTGTCCATAATGTAATCGAAGCAAAGGGTGGAGCATCATTGTTTGGAACAATGGATTTAGACTTTGCTGATAATAAATTTATTGGATCAGAAATGTTCTTAACTCCATTTATTGGAGAGTCAATCATGTATCGTACTGTTATATTTTCTTTTCTAGACCTAGTTAAAGGTTTTACAATTGATACATTTGCATATGACTATAATAAAAATACCAGAAAATTAGCAATTCTTGGAAGAACGCCAAAGGGTTCTCAAATGGTAGTTCATATTGCTAAAAAGATTCCAGCGGATGATCTATACAATGATGAAGTATTTCAAAGATACGTTAGAGCAAAAGCTAAATTAAGACTTGGTGATCTACTTACAACATTTGACTATAATTTACCAGGTGGAATAAAACCAAATTATGCAAATCTAGTAACCAAAGCTGAAGCTGAATTAGCTGGAGTTATGGATATGATGAAAACTGAAAATACTGCCGACTTCTTGTATTTTGCAAGATGGTAATTAATATATGATTCAACCAGTAGGAATAGACCTTTATTTAAGAGCACCAGGCGATCCAAATTATCAAGAAGGGGTATTTGAATCAAATGACTCAATTGAAAATGCGCTTCAACAAATACGGATGGTATTACTAACTCGCCCTGGAGAAGTATTAGGTGAAGATATTGGATTTAATGCTGAGAAATATCTTTTTGAATTTGAATTTTCAAGTCTTGCTCCTATGGAAAAAGATGCAAATGACCAAATTAATGAGTATGTACTTTTTTCTAAACCATATAAAATATCAGCTGAAGGATTTACAATGGAAGATATTGGCGATCCATATAAAGTTGGATTAGGCCTAGATATTAAAGTAGATGGTAAATCTGCATTTGCTACAATGTTTGATCTTTAATCCAAGTTTCAAAATCAATCTCAGGTTTCCAAGATAATATTAAATTGGCTCTATCAATATTAGCAAGACTAGCATGTGGTTCAAGCCTAAACCCAATTGATTCAGTTTTTCCTCCTAATATGGCCGCAATTTGATTAACGCTAAGAGATTTTCCCGAACCTATATTAATAACTGAGTGTAAAAATTTAGATGACATTGCTAAGAAGTTGGCTCGGGCAACGTCCTTAACATTGATAAAATCTCGGGTTTGATTACCGTTATTTACAATTGGTAATTTTTTACCGAGTTTAAAATTTTCCAAAAAGATTGGAATAACCGATCTGTATGAACTTTTTGGATTGGTTCTTTCCCCAAATACATTAAAATACCGTAAGCAAGTTGTAACTATTCCATAATTGTGAGAATATAGCTTACAGTATTGTTCACCAACTTGTTTACTTAAAGCATATGGTGAAATTGGATCGGGTTCAACTTGTTCAGAAGTTGGAGTGCTTACTGTATTTCCATATACTGAGCTTGATGAACTAAATACGAATTTTTTAACCTCAGCTAGTCTACACGCTTCAAGCATATTAACTGTACCAGTAATATTAACTTGATTATACGGCTTAGGATCCTCTAATGATCCCTGTACTGAGGTTAATGCTGCTAAATGGAATACACATTCAGAACCTTTAATGATGGTAGCAATCTTCTTGGGATCATCTGCAATATCATAGACTCTAAGATCAACTTTGCCCTTAGGTAAATTTGAACGTTTTCCACTAGACAAATCGTCTATTACAGTTACTGAATAACCTTTGCGTAAGAGAAGATCAACTAGGTGAGAGCCTATAAAACCAGCTCCACCGGTTACTGTTACTTTTTGAGTCATCTATATTAAAATTAAAGTTGTCCTTTAGTTCCAACTTCTGAAGAAGTTTCACCAGTTGGCGGAGTTTCTCCAGCTGGAGCAGCCGGTGCTCCACCTGCTCCAGCAGCAGCTCCACCTGCTCCAGCAGCAGCTTCTGCTGCTTGACCAAATGCAGCTAAGTAATTACGATTCTTTTCAATATCTTCATCACTTAGTTTTAAGTATTCTTTAATTAGGTACTCAGTTGAGAAATACGGTTTGTTTTCATCATCAACAACCGCTTTCATTGAATTTAGGGTTGCAAGACGCTTATTCAATAATTCCTGATTCTTGATTTCTTCAAATACGTTATCGTCATGAAATGTTAAACCAACTGCATTTGCAAATTTGTGATCAGCTTTAAGATCCTTAACATCTAAACACATTTGTAAATAAAGAGGTTTTGTAATAAGCTCTTTATATGCAGAACGTAAACGTTTTACAAATTTATTGTATCTAATCTCTTCGCGTGAAATACCTTCAGCATTCATAGTATATGCGCCTTGACCTTCAGACCAACGTGAATAAGGTAATTTAGAATCAAGTTTTAATTTATCATGGAAGTATTTTAATAATTCTGAACCTGATAAATTTGGTCCTGGATATTCAAGAGCTTCAATATCAATTTTCTCTCCACGATCATTTACTGGAAGTACATAATTCTTATAGAATAGAATATTAGGTTTTCCATCAACACTTAATTCTCCAGTAGAACCATTAAATGAAATATCTTCTTTTAGGGTATTTGTAAATTCCCTAACGTCTTCTTTTGCTTTTTGCATTGATTTAGTTCCAACTGGCACAGTCGTCTTTAACCTAATTGGCGCATTCATTGTATGCCAAATAACCTTAGAGTGTTCAATTAAACGAAGTAGATTAAATGATCTAACTAGCCGTTCAACAAAACTTACGCGCTTTGTTCTAAATTCATTTGAGTATGAAATATAAATTATTTGAGAGTCAGTTAATGTGCGATTCATTTTATTTAATGGATCACGCTGTGCCCACTGTAGATAAATTAAACCAGCTGCATCCTTTTTAACTTCAGGATAGAGAGTAGATGGATCTAATTCTTTAAAGCCAATAATATCTTTTGGATTTGTTAAATTATCATAAATAATCTCAAAAGCCAAATGGCCCTCAATTAACCATTGATAAAAATATTGCCATGCAGAAATACCTCGATCAAAACTCCAAGCACTATAAATCTTCTCAAAATTTTCACGGTACTTATCAATTACCTTTTCTTGGTAGTTAAGACGTTCTTCTTTATTTTTACCTCGATAGTTAATTTCTCCAACTAAGTCATTTGGATAACAAAATCGATTATCTTCATCATATACAACTGCATCATCAGTAATTGTCTCAATAATAAACTCAATTTCACCGTTTGATGCAAGATCACGAAGACGTTCTCTTTTTTGAACATAATCTAATTGAAAAAATGCAATTGATTTGTTTTTTAAGGACGAAGTAGTATCAGATAAGGCTAGGGTTGCTTTCATTAAGTCATCGCCCATTGCATTATTAAAGCCAGTCATCTGACCTTCAATATAACCAATTGCTTGAGAGTTTTTTACCAAAAGGTCATCATACTTCATACCAAAACGGCTTAGAGCGGTTAAACCTGATCTAAGGCCTCTTAATGGGTTACTATCTAAAAATCCTGCCATTTATTTGTTTTATTTTATTTCAAAGAGTGAAAAACTTGATCTTGCTGATATCATTTTATCAGTTGAATAGTTTGCTAGGTGTAATTTAGGAACATCATTCCAATCTATTAATGACAAGTTTCGCATCTTTTCTCTATTGTATTTATTCACCAGAAGATTGAATTTAATATCGGGTAAACCAGATACGGCTTTAATAAAGTCTAGGTTAACTCGATAAAATGCAGAAAGTTCACTCATTCTGAGCCGTTTATCAATATCAATCAAGGTTCCATCTGAATAGCATTTATCAAGCAAATTTGCAACCTGCTTAAGATATATTCGGATAAATTTCTTACGTAATGACTGTGACATTAGCTTGACATTTAAGCCAAAGCCATCAGTGCTTAGTGCCAAAAATATTGGGCGATTATCGTAAAATGGCTTTTTAACTTTTGGATACCTTTCAATTAGCGAATCTTCTCTAGCTGATGGGTTCTTCATCATTTCATATTCGTCCCAAGTTGGAACCTGGTCAGGCCCAATTGGGTCAAGCTCTACATGAGTATAAAAATGTCCAGGCATTAAAAAGGTATTTGACGTATTGGTATTTGAACCAAATATATGATTTGGACTTGGACTAAACTCTGGGTCTGTTCCATTTTGATAAAAGTCCTTTAATTTCTCTAATTGATTCATTTATATCTTTTATATTGATTTGAACAGAAAGTTTTCGGTTATTATGCCAAATTTTAAACCTCGTACTGATGCAAACTCTTTAGCTGCTTCAAATTTAGCCTGGTTCACAATATATTGCTTTGCAGCATACACATAATTAGCAGTTTGTTTGTCGGTCATTCGAGCTGGAGCAGTTGGCGGTTTTGTATACTTATCAGGTTTTACCTCAATTAACCAAGACTGTTCATTACCGTCATTGTCTTTAGTTGTAATATAAAAGTCAATATAATAAGTATGGCCTCGTTTGTCTAATGGAGAATAGTAAGGAATTCCAACCGGTTCACTTGAATATTTAATAACGGTTGGACTGTGATCACACCATTTAAGAAATTTGAATTCCCATGAACTTCTAAATATAATTTGAGATGGATCTCCTAAATATTTCTCTGGATGTGCTGGTTTAAAATAACCTTGACGAATTACTCCAGCTCTAGGTTTTAAAAAGGTCTTTATACTCTTTGGTTCTTTAGGTTTCATACAGTTATTTATAGGTACGCCATGTCGAACACGGAATCGCTAAAATAGCTGTTAAGCCAAAGGTTAAATTCTTTAATCGAATATTGGGTATTTCTATCATGCATATAGCAAAATAGGTCATTAATGTCTTTGACTTTATTTAATGAAACTTGGTCATTTATTGAACTATATTGGCGTTTTATATCACCAATTGCTTTATTCCATAAGAATACCGAATACCCTTGTTTTATAAAGTTCATCATTTGAGTCTTGCCTGCTTTATCTCTGTCAAATAGGACCTGAGTTGCACCCTTTGCTCCAAGATTAGAAAAAATACTTCGGGCCTTTGATGCTCCAGACGTTGCAATTGCATTATCTACAAATAATGAGTCAAATTGACCCTCAGTCATTCGGATAGGTTTACTAAAATCAATATTTAGAATATTAAAATAATTATTTAGAAAATTTGCATCCTCTACCAATTCTTTAGTTAAACCTTTTTGAGAAAATATTTGAGAAAGGTCAGTATATGATTTAATAATGTATTTACGCTCAGTGTTTGGATCAAGATTACGAATTGAGAATCCTAATAATCTACCTGACCGTCTGTCAAAATTAAAAATATAAACTTTATTATCAGAGGAGTCAGTATAGAGACAATCTCCAAAATCTTCAATTAAGTTAAGTCCTCTATTTTTAATGTATTGATATGCAATTGACGTTTCATCAACTAGATCAAGCCGTTTTAGCGAAAATCGGTTAATTACATCAGTTATTTTAACTAATTGTGAAGTATCAGAAGTTAGGAATCGGATTAATTGGTTTTCAGTTCGCTTTGCCTGAACGGGTTTGTATTCATCCTCTAAAATAAAGCTTGGCAACATTATGCCATGCTGCTTGCTCATTCGTGCTACAAATTCGCCAACTGTCATGTAT